CAATGCGTTTTGAACCTTTTTCATCAGGTGTTGCTATCAACGTATCGCCTGATAAACAAAAATCCTGCATTCTCATTAACCTCTCAGAGAGGTTGTACGCGTTCGAAGTTATCGTCGCATACGTCGGTGACAGCGACTTCTGAAACAGCAACACGCCGCTCGACTTCACCTTGTCAGGTGTTGCCATCGCAGTGTCAAAGCTTCGTATCTTTCGCTTGACCACGCTTCCGCTCTTGAACAGCGTTGACAGTTGTTGAAACAAATTTCTGTCTTTTGAGTTACTCATCTTTTAATTCCCAATAAACTTATTGTATTTAAATAAGTCTCCACGTCGTTATTGTCACCTTAAACGTCACACGTGCCCGTAAAGACACGTCGACTTATGAAGCATTACTTTCTCACCCATCCAACATCTTGACACCTGAGCCCGGATTCTTTGGTGCTGCAAACGCCAGGTCGGCCCACGTAGACGCAGCCTCGCCAAAGACTTCTTCAGGTGCACCATTGAATTGTTCAACGTTGTTCAACGATGGATTTCCTTCGCTTCCCTCGCTAAGCATGTTTGGTAGCGTCGTCTTTGCGGTGTCGGCAAATATTTCAGCCATGATGTCGTTTCCACCAGAAACTTCTTTGATTGCGTTCAGCAATGCTGGGCTTTGCTTCGGGCGTTGCTGTGGAACTATCTTTCTTATCTCCGTTTGTTGTTGAGGTACTACTCGTTTTGGAAACGCACCAATACCTTCTTGAAGAATTTCAATCAAACACTCTTTTACAATGTTTTTTAGTGCTTCACGAGAAATTTTTGCCATGATATAAATTTAACCACGTTGAAGATAATGTTATTGTGCTCGCGACCACTTTTTACCGTTCCAACAAAATTCTCCGCCCAAGTCATGTGTTGCACACAGTCTACCATTTTCATCGTAGTAAAAAGTCAACGCATGGTCATTCTTGTAAGAACTCGGCAGCGCCTTGTACGCGGCAGGTTCAACTTCTTCAAGTTTATTTGGATCGTTACCAATTTCTTTGCCTTCTTTTACTGAACGCAAACTGACCATTTTCACAGGCTTTACCAAGTAGCTCGCCGGATTGCTCACCATGTCTTCAAGAGACTTCTTGAGTTCACTTGTGTGAATGATTGTGGCTTCTACTGACTTCGGTGGAAGATCCTTCTCGAAGGCAGCGATGGCATCAAGAAGCTTAGACGCAGAGTTGACGACGGTTCGAATTCCTGTGCTATCGATTTCTTCGTTGAGCTTGTTGTACTCTTCCTTGATGAGCTGTTGTAGACGATCACGTGTGATTGAATTTTTGCTTTCCATTTGTTCTCCCGATTTTTCTGCCTTTAGTTTTGCTCTTCGTGCTGCTTTTTGCGTCTTTATACGAAGATCAGCTTCAAAATTAGCATTTCGAAATGCTGCAAATTCATCTTCTTCGTTTTCATCGTTAGTGATCGGCTTTTTTACTTTTTTCTTTGTTCCCCAAACGACAACGCCAAAGTCGAAACCTTTTGGCAATCCACGTTGTCCAAACTTCATTTCATAACGTGGTTGAAGAACTTTTATTGCGACTTCTTGAACGAGATTAATGACGAGTTCAATGTCTTCATGAATGGCAGTCTTCACCGTTATGACGTTATCTTCAAATTTCCAATAAGAAACATCTCTTGTTACCTGTTTTTTGAAAGTATCGACAAAGTCAATCTTTTCAACGCGAACAGTGCCAAGAGGCAATTTTGGCACGTCAAACCCACTAACATCGACGTGAGCGGTACCCGTATTTTCAATAGCATACGCAGAAATTAATTTCTTCATAATAACACATAAATATTATGCTCTCTCGTTATCATCTGTATAACCAACTAAAATTTGTCAATTCACTGTATCTATTCACGACTTGTTTCCTCATTGTATCAACGTGATGCGCTTTGTACGCGCTCTGAGCGTTCATCATTCCAGGGCTTATTAATGGTGATACCTCGTTCATTCGTGGCATGTGTTCAGACGATCTTTTTTCAACGCTAACGCTGTTCAACATCGCTCTCGTCATGTCAGCGAGGTTATCGTCTATCACTGGCACTGTTTCAACGAGCCACAAACCTATCGCAAGGCTCATTACTAAGTCGTCAAAGTTATCCTTTGCGGCTTGTGGTTTATTACCCATCCACATGAAACCTTGAATTTGATCATAAAAGCGCTGTGAATAAATCTTGAGTTTCTTTGTTCGAATTAGCTCTGCCAGTTTTGTGAGCATTGGAAGACGCACTGCGCCATTGGTATTAAATCCAGGTGTTATGACTTCGCCATCATCAGGCGGTTTAAAATTGAACGGATCACTCTTTCCTTTTTCGTAAAACACGTGTGGATACTTTGCGTCGCGGATTGCTGCGTTCGTTGTATACCCGAACGAATTTAACTCTACGACGAGCAAAGCATCATTGTACATGTGTCCATAATCGATTAACACGTCTGAAAACTTTTCAGGAGGTATCTTTCCCATGTATTCTGCACACACTTCACACGTCTCTACATCTATTGCATGAAATGTAGAGTAATCATGTGCGTTGCCGCGCGCAACGTCGGCAGAAAGTACGTACTTTTTTGTGAGTTCAGGACGTTTCCATATCCAAATCGATCTGTCGTTTCCTGTGCCATAATTGTCTACGATACTTTGTTTTTCTATTGGCTGTAATATGCTAAATTTAAGGTATTCAGTTTCTTCGGGCTCAAGGAAAGTGTCGCCAGACGTCAAAAAGTCGCACACATACTCTTGTGCTATTTTCTTTTTTGACATGTTTGACGTTTCTTTGATGAACCACGCCTCATTGTGTTCTGGATGCACGTTCCACGGGAGACATATCGGATTAAATTCATTTAGTCCTGTGCAAGCTTGTGAATACAAACGATAAAACAAACCGCCGGTTCCAACCATGCCATTTGGTGTGCTAAGGAGTATTACGTTTCCACCTTCTGAAATCGTGGGTGACAACCCAGTCCAGATGTCTTCCATTTTTTGTATCCACGCCGCTTCATCGCATATGAGCAACGAAAGTGCCATAGATCGTCCAGCGTCTGCACTCGTTGGAATTGCAACGACAGTTGAGCCGTTATCAAACTTGATTTCTGTTCCTGTCACCGTGACTTCAGGCAACACAAGCCACACAGGTAAATATTCGAGCATCACTTTCACTTTTTTAAGAAACTGTGATGCCGTGCTCATCTTTGTAGCAATGACCAATATTGTCTTGTCTTTGTGAAAGAGCGCGAGCCACGTTGCATATGCGGCGGTTACAGTTGACAATCCCAACTGCCTCGCCTTCAAGACTATATTCATGCGGTGCTTTTCAAACGCACCAATACAATCGTCCTGAAATGGATATGTGCTAAAAGGAATTATTCCTTTCACTGGGTGTCTAATTTTACAGTACTTGTTGATGAAATAAACGGGATTTTTGCCACATTTTATTATTTCATCAACCTGATCTTTACGCTGTACTTTTTTAGCTGCCACACAAATAAGTATGCGTGCACTTCAAAAAAATCACTTCATTTCAAAGACTGACTTTCGACGATAAAGTGCCGTGCGCCTCGAATTATGCGAGTTCATGTTTATCACTTCAATGCTGTCATCATACGCAAGCTGCGTAAATTTTATCGTCTGTCCAGTTAACTCTTTGTAATTCTTCTGAACGTTCTTCAACGACGCCTCAATCACAGCGTCGCTCTCTTCTTTATAACGACGTTTTAATTCTATCAATTGGCGTTCAGTGACAAGTGTGACGAGAGCCTGATAACTCGCAACAATCGTGTCACCCGCAAGCGTGTATTTCACAGACATTGTTGCAGTCAGTGGTGTTGAAGACCGCCCCCAGGACGTATCAATACATTGTTCCAAACTACTCAAATCGATCTTTTTCATGTTAACCATCTATAAATATCAAAACATCACAGTCGTACTTTGTCTCTCGCTCATTTTTTCTTCAACTTCATTCTTACTTGGTCGCCATCCTTCTTCCCATTGCTTTCGATGTGAGTATGCCCATGTCGTTGAACAAAATTCGCAGCAAGAGAACTCTTCATAGCTATCTTCGTCCTCTTTTGAAGAGAATAAATAATCACACACAGGACACGCAAGAGGCATTGTCTGGTTTACATCTTTTGGCACAATCACGACGTAGTTCTCATGTCGCTCAATAAGACGATCTTTTAGATAAGGTTCAAAAGTCATAATTTCACTCAAAAATTATTTTACTGTCTTCATCATCTTTCATGATTTCAATTACAGTGTCGACTGTATCCTTAATTTGATCACTGTGAGCTATGACAAACACAACCCGAAAATAACGTTTTAAAGACAACAAAAATCTATTACACGCTTCGGTGTTTGTATCATCGAGAGCACTAAATCCTTCGTCTATGATAAACAAGTCTGACTTTGGCAACGTTCCAACATTTATCATCGCCACACGAATTGACATTGCGGCTATGAACTTTTCCATGCCACATCCAAGTTCAATCACCCGTCGCCTGTCACCGTAGTTCAAGTAAATTTCAAGCGTATCGCTGTCTTCTTCGATCTCAAGTTCAACAGTGAAGTTGACAATTCCCTTTAGGATCTCTGAAATCTCGTTGTTTATCACCGGTAGCTGTGAACGTAAAATTGTGAGTGGAATCGCCTTTTTTGACAACGCTTGTATCACGAGTTCATATGCGCGTATTCGCTTTAGCTCCTTTGCACGCATTTCTTTATCAAGCAACGTCTTTTCGAGAGTAGTTTCAGTTCTGCCTAATTCGCGTGAAAGTTCGTTCTTTTCGTTGTTCAACGTCTTTGACTTTGCGATGCAAGTTTCAAGCTTTGTTTTTAGTGCAACAAGTTCGGCATTTTTATCATTTTTATATGCAACTTCAAGCTCAGCCAACTTTAAAATTTCAGTTGTTTTATTACGTTTGATTGCATCAAGTTTTGTCTCCAGCTTGACTATGTCAACGCGATGTTCTGACAATTTTGTGGTGATATTATTTTTTAGTTGCTTAAGCTTTTCAATCTTTTGAATGCTGTCTCTTACGTTTTCTTTTTTCAACTCATCGACTTGTTCAGTAATTGTCTTCACTTTGTCGACTATTTCAGAAACTATCTTCTTTTGTTCTTCTATTTTTTCAGCGTCATGTTTTGCGTCCTTTATAAACACACAACCGCCAAATTCATTCACGCCACCGCATGGCACGTCTTGTAAAACTTGTAAAGAGTGTGTGTATCTATCTAAAGTCGACGCTTCTTCAGTTTTAGATCGTTCAGCTATCTTTACGTCGGTTTCTGACTTCACCAACTTATCTAATTTTTCCTGTAGTTTCTTTATGTCATTTAGCTGTAATGTTGCATCAATTTTTACGATCTTGTCGTTGAAGTCAGTTATATTTTTGTTAATGTCACCGATTTTAGTAACAATTTCTTTTTCTTTGAATGTTAGTTGATCGACTATGCTTTGTTGTGTATCAACCTGCTTTGACGTCACTACGACGACTTCACCAAATTGTGCAACGCTTACACGTAAATCTGCAATTTTTTCATCAATCTTTGTGACGTCGACTTCTTTATTAGAAATTTCCTGTTTTGCATGTATCAAATTGTCATTCAGCGTTGCAATTTCAGTCTCCCAATCACAGTCTCGTAGCGCTTTTATTGTATTTTTTGCAGTGTTTAAGTCTGACTTACACAAGTCGTGTATTTTATTGATAATATCAAGTTCAAAAAATCTTGATACAATCTTATGTCTATTTGTCGACCCTTGCTTTATAAAACGATCAGCGTCGCCTTGAACACAAACTGATGTCATCATAAAGTCATCAGCAGTTCCAAGCATGCTGCGAATTACCTTTTCAGTATCGATCCTTTGCTCTTCGCACGCATTTTCTGCAACTATCTCATTCACCTTAAAAAGTTTCAGTTTTGCGTTTGCAAACGTTCGTCCTTTTTTCTCATACTTTTCTATGTTACGTTCAATCACATAGTCTACGCCATTAACATCTACAATCATGCGAGTGTCACTAAATGTCTTTCGTTCGTTCGGAATGAGTAGATTTACTAACCCGTCGCGATCAGTCGTATTGAACAATGAATAAATTGTAGTTCCAATTATTGACGATTTACCCGAACCATTCGGCCCAAAAATACCACACAAACCGGAAAGCTTTTCAAAATTTATTATGTTTCCATCACCGTACTGAAACATATTATTGAACGACAACCATTTCGGTGACCACTTAACGTTGCGTTGTGTGATGCTTGTGTCGTCTGTGACTTGTTGTAAGTAACCCCTAAGCAACTCGCGCATCGTAACAAATTCATCTTCTGACATGTCAGTATTTTGATGATAATCACTGACCAACTTTATCAAAACACTTGAATTCTTCAAATCAGTCTTTGAGATTGTATCGTTACCAATGCAAACAGAATTTGTGTCAACAACGTTTTCTGATTTGAATGTTAATTCAGACGTAATTCTTTTCAGTTGTGACTGTAACTCCAACACATCGCTATGCGACATGAAACCATCGCTCTTGACGCGTACTCTACAATCTTTTCGCACGACTTGTGCAACAGTGTCCTCTACGTTGCCCATCCATTGAATTGTCAAAAATGGCTTTGGATTTGGTAGCTCACAGTATGTTACGCTCCATTCGCCTTTATTTTCAATGTCCCACAACAAGTACCCGTGTTTCAATGTCTCTGCATACGTGTTTTGAAGAAAACTGCCGGGATAACCTACATACGGGCGAATGTCGCCTGATAAAGTCTTTCGTTCTCCAAGATATTGATGCATATGCAGATCACCAAGCATTGTGACATCAAAATCATTGAAGAACTCTACATCAAGTCCCGTGTCTACCTTCCAATCTGTCGTCTCCATTTGGGCACCATTGACGGGCCCATGATACGTTGCGATGTTCACTTCGTTTTGTACTGGCTTTACTACGTCCCAATTTTGTTCATCAAACAAACTAAACGAACACAAGTTATATCCTGGCGACAGTTGATACACACCTGAATCACGGTACATCTTGATGTTGTCGTCATTCAATAAATTCACGATCGACGTTATGATGTCTTTTCGCGACTTGTTCATCTGGTTAAAGTCGTGATTGCCAAGCGTGATGTGAACTTTTACGCATTTATCAGGTGTGCAACACTTTATTGTCAATAGCTTCTTGAATATCCAACTAATAAAGTCAACGACTTCGGGGGTTATGCCTTGCGTCTTTGTGTGAAATGTGTCCCCTGCAATCAAGATGTGATCAACACCACCACGATTATTTGCATCAATGACTAACGCTTCGACTACTTCTTTTAATTCGTCATGGCGAGTTAATCCGCGGACATGTACGTCGGCAATATGACAAATTCTCATAATACCTCAAGATCTTTTAAAAAAATCATTTTATATTGTAAATTATGTTCTTTACAATATTCGATACAAGCCTTTTCTTTTGCTAAAACTCGATCATCAACTTGACCTTTGATTTCTTCAAGACGTATATCACCATTCTTAAAAATAATTTTAAGATCAACAATATATCGATGATTTTCTCCGTTCCAACAATAATCTATCAATATTCCATGTCGATTTGTATATCCAACAACATCATCATGATTTTCAAGAAAATTCATTCGTTTTTCTTCATAAGAAGACATAAAGAAAAAATCTTCATTCATCTTATTCGAATGAAACCACCCATGTTTTGTATTTGAAATTCCACCATTTTGAGCAATTCGTTCAACTATTTCTTGAACTTCTTCAGGTGATTTATGCGTCCAGTGAGACTTGCGCGTATTTTCTTTCCATTCGGGTGTACGTTCTATTTCCTTAAGTCGTATGCTCATATTATCTTTGAATTCTTGTGTATGATATCCCTTTGGCATTCGAAATGCTGTACCACCCTCAGAATTCATTTTTTCATATGATCGTCGACCATTTTCTGAACATATTTTTCTAATTTCTTGTGTTTCTTCAATTGGTTTACGAGCCCAATGATTTTCACGTAAATGTTGTAGATGTAATTCAGATAAATGAGTTCCTTTATTCCGCATCGGAATTCCATAAATTTGTACATCCGGAAACATGTTTTTATATTCACTCATCGTTAAATTATGTAATTTAAGGTGTGAAAACATTATAACAAGAAACTCTTTACCACATACTTCACATTTAACCATCATTTTAATTGTAATCAACTTACAGTCTTATGTTTAGTTTTATGTCACTCATTTTGTTTACTCGAGAGGCAAACATACTGTCCCAATCGAACGTCATCGTTGAACTCTTCAATAAATCCTGAAACTCTTTCTTTGTCATCGAACCAGGATCTTCAACGCTACGAGTGTCGAGCACTTTTGTGTCTATTGAGTACTCCTGCAACTTCTTGACGATCTTTGGAATTTTTGTGTTCCACATGTCGCCATCTAATGCGAGCACTACGGGGGTTGAGTTAAACACCAATTCCGTGAACAACGCGTGTTCTTCATCAAAGTCGCTCCCCAACAAACACGTTGCATTCTCTCCACACTTCAGCAAGTCGAACGGCCCTTCACACAACACAAGAGGCTTCTTCCAATCAATGTTTATTTCATTGAAAATGACAGATATTTTTGGCGTCGATGGATTTTTATACTTCATCCTGATCTTGTCAACTGAACGACCTGTGAAGTAATTTAACTTTCCATTCCCGTCGAACGATGGTATTATTATGCGTCTTGAGTACTCACCTTTGTCACAAAAACCAATCTTATATCTCCACAAGTCTTCTTCATCAATCTTGCGGCGCTTCACGTACTTCTTTGCAGCATTGAAATCAGGATCTCGCCTGTCTTCCAGCAAAGCCAATAACGAGAATTCACTCGGTAAACACAGTGTCTCCTCCTGTTTACTTTCCTGTTCAAAGAGAATGTCACCCTTCTTTGTTGCTGAAAGGTACTTGTCAATGTACGTGTGTAATTGTTCTTGAGTGCCGCACTTCTTGATCAAAGGAACGAGCGTCTTGCCCTTGTGCGTGCAAACCCAACAGTGCCACCTGTCATCGTCAGTGCGAATGACTAACTTGCGCTTATTTTTATCGCTCGACGCACACCATGGACAATAAACATCAAAGTTCTTTTGATTGCGTGAGAGTGAACCTTTACCAAGAATTCTCTCTATGAACGTTAATTTTTCAGATAATGAAATCACATTATACTTTGGCGGAAAACTGACGGGTTGAACGCCCAACCTTGCGGTCTCACTTGATTAGCAATCAAGGCATGGCTCCTGTGCCAAGTTAGCTTTCCAAAATCTTACACGTATAAGTAGCCAGTAGTGCAAATCGTCGTTACGTTTGGCGGTGATGCAGTGTCAGACAACACGTCATATGCATCAATTGATGATTCAACAAAGCGCGCGACGAAATCAATCGCTAATTTTTCGCTCTCGCTTGGCTTTATCACGTCGTCAATGTACTTGTTATTTGCAAGCTCAAACAAGTCAACGTATGGCTGCGCAAGTTCACCATCGACACACACACGCACAGGTTCGTTAAATCCGTACTTGTAGACAATTAGAACGTTGTTCATGATGATTTATAATCAATCACGCATCATTCTGTACACAATTTACGATCATTTACTTTGTACATGATTCTTATATCGTCTATGTTTGTGTCGTCATGTAAATCGAGCATGCTGTCAAAGTCGCCAACGTTTTTTACACGTACAAATTGTTTTAGCGTTCCATTGATCACAAAATTTGCAAGCTCAATTGCTATGTCAAAAACGTCATATCCATCACCAACAAATTGTTCAAGCTCTTCAAACATAAATTCGTTTTGTACAGCAAAACTTTTTAAACGTCTGAACTCTAAATCGAGAATGAAATAACGAATTTTTACTGTTATTGTTTGTTTCTTTGTCTCGTGTTTTGAAAAAAAGAACGTAATTTGTAAAGAATCTTTGAACACTTATTTACCATGTTTCACCAAGTATTCTGGAGATCGTGCCTTGAATGAAATTGTTGGATCTGATTTTAATCTCACAACTATTCCTTCACGTGCAGTGTTTCTGAAAACTGATTTACCATTTGACATCTCAAGCATCTTTTTTCCAGTATCAGGCAGTGTAAAATTGTCGTCAAGAACAGGTACAATGTCAAAATCATTTTCTTTACAAAAAGAAATTAATTCATCATATGTATAAAATCGTTTTTTGTCAATGTCATAGACTTCAAAAACAAATACTTTTGTTTCCACAAACTTATAAATGTTGCCCTGAATTCCAGGCCCACAGTGTTCACCTCTGATAACAATTGATTTATTAATTTTACGTAATTTTTGTTCAAAACACAATCGATTCGCAGTAATTGTGAATGGATTTATGCCTTGCTTCACACCATTACGTGAACATATACCAAAATCTGCACGTTTAAAAAATCCAAAAAATGATGATGTTTTGTACAAAAACAGTGAAAAATTCTGCCCCTCTAACTTTTCACTTACATAGAACAGTCCCTTCGGCTGTTCTTCACCTTTATCTGTATATGAATACACATATTGTTTTAGAATATGTCCGTATTTATTCTGAACGCTGACTTCGTCAGATTTCGATGGCAGAAATTCTGGCCAATGACCAATTGAACTTGGATTATTTTTCTTGAACAGTCTACTGTACCACGCAAATTTCATCAACCACTTTCGATTTTTCTTGCTCCCGTTTGTGAGCGGTGTATCTTCATCAGGATCTTCAATCGCACGAGTGATTGCTAATATTTCAGTAACATTTTGTCCTTCTGTAATGCGAATAATTCCATAATCTTCATTAAATGAATTCTTACAATTGATTAGTAAATCTGTTGAAAACAAAATTCCCTGTGAAATAATCCCAAACTTTGATAGTTTCATCGCCTTAATGCGAAAGTGCTTTGGGCGCAAAAACTCAAACTCAGGACGTTCAGGCATGATGCTGTCGACTTCGACGTAGATAGCGAGATCTCCGACTGAAAACTCACCCTTCTTCACGGTGACATGAAAGTCTAAAACCTGCGCCATCTCGATGTTGTCGGCGCCAGGAATTTCGTATATTGAAACAATTTTCTCAACGTGTGCAAGTGCTCGATTTCCCATTATTTTATAACCTGTATTTTTGATGTTTGTCGCTTTTCGTTGACCACCACTTGAACTCGTTGTATATTTCGTACAGCGAGCAGTGTACCATGCTCACGTGCCTTTAACCCACGTTCCCAATCGTCAACTGCATCTTCAGATGCTTTCACAACTTTATTGAGTTGTGATAACTTTTTTCTTGCACGACGTAGTTCACGAAGTACATCATTTATTAATGCAAATTCTGAAACAGAAATGTACGTTTCAGACGTTATAGGCGAAGTTGTCTTTTCTATTAAATCATCAAGTTCTTTATTTGTTACACAATTTGGCATTGTGAAACAATATAAAATACTTCTCAACTAAATTACACAATAATGTGAATTCATCACGTACAATTATTACAATCAACACATGAAAAATGTTGACTATGACGTGATAATATCTGGCCCTGCAAAAACACAACATCGTAAAATTGTGGAATAAGGGCATCGCGTTCGAGACAGAAGCCATCGAACAGCTTCAACGAGTCTCTCGTCTCCCATTCATATATAAATGGATTGCAGCGATGCCTGACACGCACGCAGGAAAAGGTGCAACGATTGGAAGCGTGATAGCAACACCAGGAGCGTATAAGAACACATGTTGAAGCAGTTCATGTGTATTAAGGGATAAATTTTCAAAAAATTCTCCGTAGTTTATTAATCATTCATGGAGACTGTTTCTTTTGGGCTCGACATCAGCACTCACGTCGTCGGTGTTGCGGCTGTCACAAAGCAGGGTGAATTCGAGCTTGCACATGTCGACTTGTCAAAGTTTGAAGGACCTTGGGAAAAGGCCGACGAGTTTGAAAAAGTGTTGAAGTCAATTTTGCAGAATGGAAAATTATTCAATAAAATAACTCATCTTTTTGTTGAAAACATCGCAATGAAATTTTCTGCAGGTTCAAGTTCTGCACAGACAATATCGACGCTTTCACAATTTAATGGCATTGCATCTTACATCGCTCGCAACGTAACGGGATTTACGCCCACGTTCATCGCTTGCACACATGCACGAAAAGCGTGTGGAATGAAGATGCAACAAGCAAAGAAGGTTGGCATCGATCACAAGCAACAAGTGTTCAACCACATGTCTACACATGACCTCAAGAACGTAGTTTGGCCAACGATCACGTGTTCTCGTGGAAAGAACAAAGGCAAAGTTTCGATTGAAGGATTTTGCTACGATGAAGTTGATGCTTATGTCGTGGCATTGGCGGGGTTGAAAGAATATTGTTAGTTAAAATTGTATACAATTAATTCTCTCCTATTTATCAACAGGAGAACTTTTCATGAACAACGTTGAGCTCCAAAGCATTTATTACACCGACATAACAATCATAAACATTGTTTGGCGAGTTCAAAAAATGTCTCCTGTTTCCGTAGTCAACGTTGCAGTGGGTGAGAACAAAAAGACAATTGTTGATTTACAAAAAAATGACAATAAACTCGTTACGTTAGTTCGCAACAACACCGGATCAAATTGTTATTACATCGATCTAATAAAACAACGTGAAGACAAATCATACGTTCCCGTTGTTAACGAAATTAGTGACATAGAAACAATCGCAAGAAACATTGTCAAGTTTTTAGATTGATTTCAATTCTGACGCTTCTTTTTGTGACAGTTCATATTCCTTTAACTCAACTTCAGTAATGATCCTGAGTGTCACGTCGTTACACGAACACCAACTTTTAGCGGCAGCGAGCTTTTTCTGCACCGTCTTTTGAACCAATTTTCGTCGTGGTTTTATTTCAACGAGAACACGTGAACCATCGACATACGTAATGAAAAAGTCAGGAAAGTATCGTCGCACCTTGTGTGTAGTCTTGTTTGACACGTAAGGAATGACGATACTTTCGTAGCTATATAATTTTACTGTCGGATCATTGTCGAGCAAACATGCAAAAGTACACTCCCACCCAGAGCGGTATTTCATTTTACTTGTCAATTTATCGCTTAAATGAATTCCGGTGTGATAACGCTTTTTGCGACGTCTGCGAGGCACTCACTTCACCATTGAACGAAGTTGATCAGACCCTGCAAGTGCGTTGTCATAGCCAGGCACACCAAGATTTTGTGCATGACTATTTTGCGTAGCTTTTGCTTTTCCTGATGCAGCTTTTGCTTCAGCAATTATGTTCATCACCTCAACGATTGCAAGCGACTCCGCTTTCAACGCAGTGTTCAAGTCGATAGTTACCGTGACACCGCTCGTGAGAGAAGCTTTTACTTTATCAAGAGTATCAAGCGCGTCAGACGCCTTTTGCACCGCGGCGTAGTATTTTGTAGTCAAGTCTTGAACTTTATCAGGATGTGAAACAGTGATGAGCGGCACGACAAAAAGCCACCCAATTTGTGCGTTTTGTAGCGTAGTGCGAGCAATTGTTTCAGCGTTTGTAATAGTCGTCACAGGCGTTTGTGGCTGCGTCAACATAGCACAAGCAGGCGTAAATGAAGTTGCAATGATAAGTGCTAAAACGGGTAGAAATTTCATGATGTTCTCCTGTCGATAAATATCATGAAATTTCAGAAATCAAACTTTGTACGAATGCAGAGTCGATCGCTCGCTCTTTTTACTATGGGCTGTGCAAATGATGTCTTTGCGACAACGTTCATGTTGTCATCATGAAAGTTAATTCCTGAAAGTTGCACAAACGTGTCGTCCCACTCGTTCGCCATTAGACTTGGTGGGATACTTAGATAAGTCGGATTGCTAGATGAATTGATCTGACCTGCCTGTGCAAACACGTCAATCTTCATTACGTGAACGTTGTGAGTTCCTCGCAAATCAATCGTGTACTTTTCTTTTCCAAAGAAGTTCAACGAAGGATTCTTGACGACAGCCAAACCCTCATTGTAATACAAATTTCCGCACGAGTTCCACGTTGCTTGTTTTGTCAAACAATCAGCACGATACAAATTTCCGTACCCGTCGTCTCGCAACGTGATTGAAATTGTACCAGCAGAGCCCGACAAGTTATCGTCGTTCAAATAAAAACTTTGTGGTTTAATTGAATCACCGTAAAATATGTTACTTATGCTAAAGAACGTTACTTGGTTTGAAGATGGATCGCGGGTACGTTGGTATATTGTCAATGGCGCAGTTGCTTGAATGCCAGGCTCAAACTCACCTGATGCAATTGATATTGCCAATGATCTCGCATAGTTCGCATACGCAGGACCGAATGGCCCGGCTACATTTTCAGGTGAAAAACCGATCGCATCATCCGCCATTGCGTATGCAATTGTGTCAGCAACGTTTCCTTGATCAAAGTCACTTCCAAAAAGTAATGACGCGGGAGTTACAAGGTTATCTAAGTTCACCATCGTAAAGTCAGTCTGTCCCAAGTCATCAACAAACTTGTTATATGTCTTGCTTTCACTCATTAATAATTCAAAACTAGGAACGAAATTTCCGTCATCACATGGCATTATAAATGTATTTCTACGCACTACAAACGGTTGCGCGTAGAGAAAGTCGTTTGCAAACAACGCGTCAGTTGTCGTTGTGATTGCAGATCCAGTCATGTGATGTAACAGTGGATCAAGATCACTTGCAAAGTCATGAACATAATTCTCAATATTCATGTAATGTCCATCGACTCCGAATGACATTGCAACGTTGAACGGATCGATCGTTGTTCCATCAACTTCAAAAAATGGTGTTTGTAATATTCCACCATGATCACCCACAAACTTTCTTATTGGTGACGTTGGCCTAAAAAATGGAGGGATGTACAACATGAATGACTTGTCTAACGACGTGGGTGGTTTAGACGCAGAAAATGCAATGTCAGTGTCAGACATATACCTTCTGCGCATTGACAAATCATGTAACTCAGCGTTAAGCGGATGATCAAACGCATAATCAACGGGAGCCTCATGTGCACCAGCATCATTGACTAAAATTTGTAATCCATCTCTCGTTGCAGGATTTGTCGCAAAAAATAAACTTGCAGCTGCATCACCAAAACCAACACCATCAAAATAGTTTCCGACACACAATACGTCAGGTTCCGGAATCATCAGTTTGGGAGTTATAGTTCCACTTGGGACACAAAACGTTCCCGCATTTACTGCGTCAATGTTAAAAGATCCCGTTCCACCGTAAAAGTTATTTGTTCCCCATCTTACAATAACATGATGCCAATTGTTGTATAGTAAACCGTTGTCATCTGACAAAAAAACTAAGTCTTGTGGATAGTTTCCTTGCTTCGCAAGTGATGGTTTTACGTCCGCACTGTGACTCAATTGAAGTTGTAATCTAAATGCTGCTGCTTTTCCATTTTCGTCTCGTAAAGAACCAGAAATTAATGATAAGGCATATGTCGACGAAAGATGCAAAATTGTTCCTGCATGATAATCAACGTCTGTGTCAGATTGTTTATAACGTGGATTGATATAAAAATCAAAACTAAACGATCCAGACGGTGTGTACGTTCCACTAACGTATCCTTCATGAAATTCAGAGTGTTCTGTATCGACGTTAGGATATATCAACACGCTTGACGATGGAACTGACGAGGCGGTGAAAAAATTCAATGTATTGTAATTTGTAAAGCCCCAGTGTGCAGTCGGATACGTTGTGTTGTAATAGTTGTTCAATAAATTCTTGACAATTGATTTGCTGACAGTGTCTTGTGAATAAACAACGCCGGGAGTAAATCTCACAACATCCAACACCTTACTGTTTCTTTCAGACGTTATTTGTGCAGTAACGCCATCAAGATATTGATTTAGCGCGCGAGTGAATGATTTTGCAATGTCATTTGCAAGATAACTGCCTGAATTTAAAACAGCTCCTTGTCCTAGGCGCTGAGCAAAATTGTATAAAGACGATAAATCGGCGTCATCATGTGTCAAGTCAACATATACGCTTGATGGTGAAATATCTTTCAACATGTGCGTCTGACGTGGAAACAACTGCACAAAGCCAGAAGTGCCAGTTGAACTCGAAACATAGTGCCTAATCGGGTTTGTCTGAACTGAGACTACCTCGATGTCCTGTGGCGATAATCGTTGAAGTGACATTGATGATATAAGTAAGTCGCGACGGAAAATTGTGTCTCACATCACTTCGACGTTGAACTTTATATTGAACGTATTTTCAATTCGCGTTATTTTCATAAAATTTATTTCTGTCAACGTTGTGTTCACTTTTTACGACAACCCACTTCAAGCGCGTGGGTGCCAAAAAAGTCTGTGTGTCACCACAGTACGACGCATGTAACACATTGTCGTCAGACAACTTAACGTCGCAAAACCCTCTCGAGTTCATTGCAGCTTTGACTAACCATTTTGTGCACCACCATGGTGTATCATACAGTCCCGAGCCAGTGTCACCTCGATGTAACGTGAATGAACCCTTAGATTGTTCAATACGAGAACAACCCAACGTTTGAAACCCTGGAATCATTGTTTCACGATTATACGTGACACATGAGTACGTTTGCTCACGTTGTTCATGTGTCACGGTGCGCGAAATATGATGTGAAGATGCACACGAAAAAGCAAGAAGAAATAACAATAAATCACGCGCTCTTTGTAATGATATTTTGACGTAACAAGATCGCATAACATTTTATTACATCAAAAAATACGTTGTGTACATTTTTGAAATTAATAATCAAGTCGAGTTCGTAACGTTAAATCACTTTGATTATTTTTTTCTATTGGACGAGAAACCTTGCCAACCGCCAACAAATTGTCATTCGAGTCATACATTCCAATCGAAGTTATGAAAGTAAAAGAACTTTGCACATCTTCCTGTCCTGGTGTTATTACAACAATCCTCGACGCGTCATCAGTAAACGTCGGATTCGAACTGTAATTAAACTCATCAGCAGCAGCTCTGCAAAATATTAATGATGAGTTTATGTTTGTCACATTTTGGAACGTTATCTCAGTGTTACTACCACTTCCCATCCTACAACCTGCAATGTGATCAATGATATTATCAATGCTAGCAGACACTACAAAGTCGGGTATGAATTTTGATATTCCTGCGGTTTCAGTGCCTACACCTCCAAGTGTCATTTGTCCTGTTGGCGTTACTGCGTCTATCGTTCCATTAACATACTGGTCTGCTTTTGTTATCTTTGCAAGATCAAGCACAAGAATGCCTCTATCATAAAACATGAGGCCGACACCTTTTGACGTGTTCGCAGAGTCGATTACGTTTCCAACCTCACCGCCGAACGCTGTCAACTTGTTCGTTGCGGCACCCATGTCAGTGTATATTGCAGAACCAGACAATGAATTTGTCTGTAAATTTGGTATGCTAATTGACGCTGTCTGATAAAATCTCATTGCAAGCGTTTCACGTGAAATTTTATCTCTTGCAAACAGGCGTTTAAACGCGATAAATACAGCGCAGTCTATTTTGTCTCCCGCAGAAGTACTATCAAAGGGTGAACTGAATGCCTGCGTTGCATCACCCAATAACGACTGTGCGAATTGTCTATACACGTCCATTTTTTCGCGCATCATCAACGATGATGATGGAAATAGTTCTTTGCCAGCAACGTCTATTGCTTGTTGACTTGTCAAAACAGTCGAACCGCTAGGTAATAGCCCAAACGCGATATCCATTATCGCATTAGACGTCTGTAACGTAAAATCACTATCATAAACTGTTTGAAAAAGACTGGACGTGACGCCAATCGAAGTAGTTGTTCCCGTAATGAAAGATTGATACTTTCTTCTAGAAACAGATCCACTTACATCTTCTTGTAACACATCAACGAGTTGCGACAAATATGATCGAGAAGATTTAATATCTGAACTGGTTAATTCTTTAAAAATTGCCGTTGGTTTATCCTCCGAGCGTTGCAGTTATGCAAGCCCAATTTCCTGTTTTTGAACACTCATTTATTTGTAAATCCGTAAATCTAATTAGTCTTAAACCCGCGTTTTTAAACCATTCGTCTTTTTTTCTATCGCAATCATATTGCAACCGTTTATCAGGATGTAATTCGTCATATGTTTTGTTTAACCCATGCCAAAATACACCATCAAGTTCAACGTACGTATCAATACTTGTTACGTACGCATCTATTAACCACGGCTTTTTTGAATTATCGTGGAAAATTTCTATTTGTTTTTTAACTTGTCCATAATTCTCTTCAAGAAAGCCTAATAATAATTTTTCTGGTTTTGATAAACTATTTCCTTGTGAAATTTGCTCAAGTGAACGATAACCTTTTGCACCAAAAATACTATAATCTTCGTTTGAAGATCTAAATGGTGAATCACCTACAAACGTGCTTGGAATTCCATATCTTTCAAGATATGTTTGTTTCTTTTTCTCTTTAACGTCTTCTGCTCTCGAAGGATGTTCTGCACCATGATTTTCCAACATTGTTTTACGAAACTTTACAGATATTTCTTCGTTAAAATGTATTGGTGTAGACGTACCAAAACGTTCAATTCGTGTAGCAATCATTTTTTCAGATGCACCAAGAACTTGTCCACCAAATTCAACACCATGACGTTCTAAATTTACTTGTTTTACTTTTTGTAAAAATTTTCCACTTGATCGAGATTTATCCGCGCACTCTTTACAACAAAATTTCAACGCACCGCATTCTTCATGACATTTCGAATATCCACACGTGAATTCAATACGACACTCATCACACTCAAAAACACACAATTTACGAACGTATTCATGTCCCCATCGTTTATTAATACAAATTTCAGTCGTGTTTCGCAAATACATCTCTACTAAATTTTAATTCACCTCACAATTCTCGTCATTTAAAAACCCAATGAGCCTGAGCCCATTGGAACAACAACACATGGTTGAAGCGATGATTTAGAAGATAAGTTACAATGCTTTGTTAATATACACCGCGATGTCTTTGACTGCACCTGATTGCAATCCTGTTACACGAACATATGACTTTATGATCTGTTTATTTGTTGTGCTACCGTACACCGCAAAGAGCGCATCGTTTAGTGACTTTGTGTTCAACGTGAACTGACAACTTGATCCACCAAATGCGTTCTCTGTGGGCGTCCTTGACAATAGGTACTGAGCACGTTGCTGACCATCAATGTTCTCCGGCGTTGCACTAATCAATTGCAAGAACAAGTTAGGTAAGTCTACAATGAACGTCTGGTCGCGAAGTTCGACGTCTATTGTCGTCTCGTTCTGTATTGTCTGTTGTAAGATGACTGTCGCTGACTTTTGTGAATTCCTACCCAACGTAACAGTTCCCGCAGTACCATCGACGTTTGAGTCTCCAGACAATGTGAGAGTTGGCAAGCGTAATAAGTTTGGGTTTGATATGCTAACAAGCTTATATTTTAGTGCATGGGCGGGATTTGTTAATGCTTCGAACACGGGAGTGTTTTTTGTTATTTTTTCTATTCCTACAGAGCGGCCGTATTTTTGAATGATATTATAATCAATTTCATCATCACCGAGCGCAAATTTGACAATTGAAAATGAACCATCATTGCGAGCAAGGAATTGACGTCCAAGATCAGTTAAAACTGCATCAAGAAGCAGATTTGATGTATTATTATTTAATAATCCCATGTTTTAATTCCTGTTCACAAATTTTAGTTCAGCGAACGTTTTTTCACTTCTAAAATAAGTAATTCCGTCGAAAAATTTTGGTTTCTTTTTAACAAATGATATTTTTCTATATGACAAATTTGTTCCTATTACGGCATCATCGACTGAAAAATACATAACACAACATTCGCCCTCAACATCAAATCCAAACACGGGTTTCTTTCGTAACAATCGATTATGCCAATCATTTAAATATTGTTGTTCTGACCATGTTTTTCCAAGATTTGGTCCAACGTGGTTTGTATAATATTTTCTAACTCCAATTCCGATGTTTTCTTTATGTTCGTTAGATAATAACATTCCAGAACGTGCAAGTGAAATTTTCTTTTTTGTTTCTTCACTCAATGGACCGGTTCGTCCAAACGCTTTTCCGAAGAAAAAATGATCTTTTCCTCGTTTTCTTTTTGATCGCATCAATGCACCATGGCCTTGAAAATAACGTATTTTTGCAGCCTGTGCCAATAATGTAATTGTCTTAAAACTTAAATTTTCACGTTTATGTAATTCACGCATTATATCACGTGTCTTTTCACTCACCACATGACCAGGTGTTCCTTCACCACCTAACGTTAAGTTATACCCAATTGCATGATCCATTGTGTTTAACTTCGCAATCCAGAATTTTTCCGCTGTAATCAACTCTTCGAATGTCTCACACTCCTGTAATACACTTGATTTAAATGCATCTTTTCCATATTTTGCAATTGCACGTAAAACGTACATGCGACTATCTTTACTTGCGCTTCCAAAATGTCCTGCAACACGACGTTCAAGCGTCATTGTTGTCATTCCAACATATTTTTTACCATTAATAACGTTTGTAAGACAGTATATAATCATCAATTAATTTAGTATATTCATTATTTACTTACATGTATCATCTAACAGGCATTAAGTTTCTTAAAAGCAATGTCGAGTGTTTGTCATCAACGTTTATTGTCATCACGTCACTCTTTTGATTGTCAAGATTGATTATGTTGAGCTTATATGAACCGTGCTCTTGTAACGTAGAAATAACGTGATCTTTTGCACCATTTTTATCAATTATGTAATAGTATTGAGGGTTAAAATATAATTTCATATGCGTTGTCTTTGACCCGTGGACACGAATTGTATCAACAAACGCATCGACTTCTATGTACATGTTTGGATATGGTTTTGGTGCACCCGAATGACTTACTAATTTTTTTTGTACCTTATTTTTAAATACATCAAACCACACAGCGAATTGCATTGAATAGTTTGACGTATACCCATGCGCGTCAACAGACGCAAGTGCGTAAATTAATGAACTACGCTCATTATGGTGTTTTGTTTTGTCAAAATCTTCATCAAAGTAAATATTGTACGGTGACGTTAGCTTTTGTACTAATGATTTGTCGACATTATTCTCTAAGTCGTCTACAATTGTGTTTGAATCATTAAAATCATACATTTTCACTAGCTCAAACGAATCATTTAATGACTGTCGCCTAAACACTTGAAACTTTTTAATGTCACGTTGAGAATTAACGGGAAACGTCCAATTTATTACTAGTCTATCATTGTCATAATCCCACCTAAAATCTACGTCAGCCGGGGGTGGGGGTGCTTGTGTGTCAATCGCTTGAGCATACACTTTACTTGATAATTTACCTGCAACTAAAGTTCTAAGCAAAGCTACATCATTTGTGTTAGCATCAATTGCTGTCAACGTGTATATTGTAATCGCTCTTATTGAATAAGAATACGTTGAACCATATTTCACTTTAAAATCAACATATTTGCTGAGTGATGCATCCTCTAAAATTATTTGCGGATGTTTGATTATTGCACCGTCTTGAGTAATCTCAAATTTATCAACCACATAACCTACTATTTCAGGCTGAGTGTTATGAGTCATACTTGAATCTACTAACGTGATGTCAAAATACGGTACATACGTCTTGTAATCATCATCTGTTACGTCAGAAAATTTAGAAAAATCCAATTCTTGCGTAAATTTGTACACATCAACTAAATCAATGCTATATGGCGATACTGGATCAAACATTTGACGTTCAAGTTGTTGTTTTACAAATTTACCCCTTGTCGAAACGTTGACAATTGGCTGTTTTTTGTCTAATTTTGATTTTGCAAAATACGCGCCGGCAGACTTTGCGAGATTCGTCATTGACGATAACAAAAAATCTTGCGTAACTGTCGATGGCGTAATCGTGTTTGCGCCTGCTGCAATTTTCTCAGGTGAAACGTTCGTTGGCGTAGAATTTGAAAACGTTCGTGATGAATACGAACCTGACACGAGCGTAAATCTTTTATCCTGTACTTCATCGTCAAAATACGAAATCGACAAAAATTTCAATTTTGATAAACTATCTTCTGTTATAATGTTAGTATAATTCTTCTTTATTAGAGCACCATCCTGGAATTTACTTTTTTCTGACGGCACAGAATATTTTGCAGGTGTCCACGTCAAAACAATCATTCTTGGAACTTTAGACACAGCGTACTGTAAAAATGCTGAATCAGGAGCTTGTGAAGAATTTAAAGATAATTTATCAATGTCAATTACGCCACTGTCATTAGTATATTCATCAATAGAAAAGAAATTATAAAAAAATTCCGCAGTTAAATCAGAGACATCAGGTACTGTCACGTTATAGATTTCAACTGATGGTAAAGACGTTATAGTCATCAACAATAATTAGGTGTTTGTATCATTGATTGATCGTGGTGTTTTGACTAAACGTTTCTATTGTTACGAAATATTTTTCAAACGTTGAATCACCAACATTTTTATCCTTGTTTATGAACGTATACGCAACTTTACCTGTTCCGGCAGCGAGCTCTCTCACGACGTTTGATGCCAAAGTCGTAGGAACTTTTGTTGTTGAATTGACAATTGTCGCGACGACGTCGCCAGTTGAAATTAGTTGAAGTAGTGATTGAGTGCCTGTCGGTGATTTGTTTGTTTGTTCAACGTCTATTTCAAAATCATCAGGATCTATTATTAGATTAAAAACCCTGTCAAATATTTTGGGCGCGAGCAATTTCGAAGAACATTTGTCCTTATCAGACAATGACGTTAATGTGTACGACAGTCCATTTATTGTTCTTACGCCGTGTAATACAGAATCAAAATTATTTTGTGAAATTTGAGATAAATTTGAGTTTATATCAACAATTGCTTGTTGTGTATTTAATGAACTAATTGACACATTTTGTGTTTGAACACTATTTGTTTGTAATGCATTTGAAAACAATATGCCACCCGAATTTGTTTCTTCAGATTCAGACGTAGACGTAGTCGCCAACATCACGTATGTATTAATCATTTGTCTAAGAAGATCTGTGTTTACGAGCTTTCCAACGTCACTCATTACAAAACTATCTTCTGAAACTGACACACCTGTCAAAAATTTTACGTACATTTCAACAAAAAAGCTTAAAATATGATTTTTTGCAATTTGATATTTTTGATCATAACTCAAAAAACTATATGTCGCATCAAAAGCTGCTGTCAACGCCGTATTTGATGGTGAATAATACTGAACATTTGTGCTATCATATACTATTGATGCGTCACGCGTTGGAATCGCTTTTACGACATCAACTAACGTTTTGTTTGAATTTTGCAAATATAACGTATCATCACGTGGAACAAACCTTGATAAATCAAACAAGAACTTTTGTGGTTTATACACAATGTCATCATTAATGATATCAATTTTGTATACACATAAATTCACAAGATCAATTTGCTTATCGTCATAAGTTACCAATGTTTCAATGTTTGTCTGTCGTCTTAAACTATCTGATAAACCTAATGGGATTCCAACTGACAACAATTTTTTGTTATTACCTTTTGCCGACGTTAGCGTTGGATCTGAAAATACACCAAAAAATATATCTCGTAATGTGGATGACACGCTAAAATCATCTAACGATTTAAACGTCGATGATGTTTCTTTGTATTTTTCAAATACATTCATTAACGAGTTGTTTAACGAATATATTTGTTGCGTGCTCATTAGGAAATTTTGTTTATCACTTCCAATGAAATTCGTTATTGTATTTATAGTTTCTTCTGCATTACCAAATTTTACATTATTTATGTAACTTTTAATTGATGATTGTAAATTTGTTAAAATTGCATATACGGTATAAAATAATAATTGCGTAGTTGCAATTTCTTGATTTAATTTTCCAACAATCGTCATATTAAGCGTTTGGCTTGATGCTCCTGTTGACGCCAATACATATGTAAGAACAGATTGTTGTGTTGCGTTATTGATGTATGTCTGACCCAAAATTTTCTTCGTTGTCATTTTTGCACAGTATGCGACAAATACATCAAACATCACCATATAAAGCGTCAAATTTGATAAACCGCTATATGCAGTATACGAATCATTCAACACATTAAATTTTGCACCAACGTCTGAAAAAAATTCTCTTAAAAATAAAAGAATATTCGTACCATCAAACAACGACGATTCAATCATTTCGTTCGTCAACAACATATCACTACTAGGTGTTGTTTTCAACGTTTTTGTTACGTCAATTGTATTTCTTTGTATTGTATTGATAATACATTCAAACAATTCAATATATGACATTCGAATATCAATAACTGACATCACATATAAAAATAATGCAGCCTTTAATTCAAGACTAGAGTTTGCCAACGCAAACACGGGTGACAAAATATCATCTGCGATTTCATAATTTTGAAATCGCAGAACAAAAGTATTGAATATATCAGTAGGATTATTGAGTGCGTCAGAATACGAAGAAGTATTAGATTTGTTTGAATACAAAATATCAAGAACTGATGATAATTTACAAAAAGATTGTAAATATTGATCAACTGTCACAGAAAATGTTGATATTTTTGTAACATCTGTCAAGTTATCACTAAAATAGTATTCAGATCCGGGTAAGAATGAATTTGTAGCTAAATTGATTTGTTCTGTTTCAAATGTTAGAATTTTTTGATTTGAATCAATTAATTGCGATAATGTTGAAATACTATTTTTGTTAGTCGATAACTGCGTTATGTTTTTTTGATTTCCAAAAATTGCATCAAACATTTTAACATTTTCAGGTTGTCGAGAAGAATAATCAGATTTTATAACAGTGTAATTATACGCGTTCAATAAAACATAAGCATTTTCTGTAATACCAAGTGAATATCGATATTCTTTTGATAAAAAGAATAACAATGCAGATATTTTAATTTCATCAGACTTAAATGACGTTGAATATAATGTACCAAATTTTTGTTCTATTTGCGAAATATTAGTAACTGTTGGTGTATCTACAATTTGTGCAAGAAACGTAGATAACGTTGCAGTTTTTGCATCATTTACAACATAAAAATACGACAAACTACCTGCATTATTAATGTTTGTTGCATTGGTATCATTTTTTTGAATTGTATAATCTAAGTCAAGTAATCCTGGTGTGTGGTATGATAATATCGTTTTGTACTCTGATAATAATTGTAACCATATTTTTGTAGAAGAAAATGTTTTAACGTTTTTTTCTACATATCCCAATTTAGTAAACACATCAACTAAACTTTTTACAGTAAATTCGTAATTTGCATACAATAGTTTTAGATTATCAGTTGATGCGACTTGAGAATAATTTTCAGCATACGCATCAATGATATTTGGCGCATCGATTATGTACGATTCATCATGAAGACTAAAACTTCTTTTCATTTTATTTGTATTTGACACAATTCTGTACAAAGTCTGCAATATTGTGCGTAATGCTAACAACTGATTATAAAAATCAGAATTTGTCTTATCACACATTGACGACAAATTTGAATTAATTTTTTTAAGACTTTCAATCATCGCCGACATGTTATCATACAACAAATTTCTAACCTGCATTTGTGTATTAACAAATTTTCCAGCAGATGTCATAAATGTTGTTATATCATTATCTGAAACACTTCGCTGTTGATATTTTTCATTCTCAAATATTGGCAAAAAATCTATCATCGATATTATTTCAGGACGTTCTTGCGAAACATTTGTTAAATTTTCATATTTAGATTTTATTTTCTCAGAAAATATCTTTTGTTTTGAAGTACTTACAGTTGGAAATGCCAAAGAAATTGTGTTGTATTTACTTTCCATTGGAGCTAACACATAGACTTCATCTGACAAAATATCTTCAATTATTGAATTGAATTGAATATTTTTTATGAGTTCAATGTTATTATTCTTATAATGTAGCATTGACGGAGAAATTGGTACTTCATGTGCTGCAACACCACCTAATGAATTTAACGCCGGAACTGTTTTTGCAGACAATACAATTCCACTAACATCATTTACGGGTTGTATTTGAATATTTCCTAATGTCAATGCAGAATTACCGCTTGATAATGTTTGTTGCAACGTCATATGTCCTCTATAAAGATTGTGTCAGTATTAACAAAAGAACCCAAACTATAATCATTAAACACAGGAACTATTTCATATTGTAACGCTCCAATATTTTGTTTTGTTAATGTGTGTGTAAATTGACAATTTTCAGATTGTGAATGAACTCTACCAACGATTGTTTTGACGTTCATGTTATTTAATATTATCATAAAATGATCAATTGTTGATAGTTCGTTTGCAGCTTTCCAGTTAATTACGTTTGTATATCTATCTGTGCGTTCTAGCGTGATCGATGTAGATATTGAAACTATCTCATTGAAAACAACATTTGTCGTAATTACATTTCCAATCGCACCATATGACATTTGATCTTTTGCATTAAGTTGTTTTATGCCATCGCTCGAATATAACGTTCCGTTGTCTAGTGAGAGTGGATTCAAATATTTTGCAGGACTGTAATTGAATGATTTTTTTGTTTCTACATCAACTGCTGATTTTAATAAATCATAAAATAATGTGTCTGATGATCGTAACAATGGCATTACTTCGTAACGGTATGAATGTGTTGATTGCAATTTTTCAATTGAATTGTTTATTGCAAATGCACTGTCAATAAAATTATTGCCCGTAATTATTCCAAAATCAGATCTAACGCCTGATGTTAGATCAACGCGTTGCACATTGTGTGCTATTAAAACGCTTAGAGCGTCACGAGTTGTTATTAACATATCATCATATTGTGTTATTCCTGCGGCCTCCAATAATGTTTTTACGTTCGTATTGTCGGTATCAGATATTTTTGTTGATATGTCGAATGACACATCTACATTTGTTGAATCAATTTTAACATTTTGAATATTTGTAAAAATTTTGTTAGTTTCTGACTTAATATATTCAACTATACAAGATCCCGTAATTACCCATTCTCCAGTAGAATATGTTAGTTTTGCCGCATATTCATATACATTTCCTTTATTAACGTTTTTGTCAATGTTGACTATTCCTGCTTTTGCAACAGACATTAGCTTTGACACATAATGAACTTGTTTATCAACATTTTTGTATGTAACCTCATGATAAGATAAATTTCTCACTACAATTTCAACAGACACAACACGATTTGGAATATTGCTAATGCAAACCTTTATACCATTCTCAATTTGTAAAGTATTAATAACAACATTTTTTTCATTTACGTAAAATCGTGGTGAAACAACAACGTTTGTAAACGTATCACTAATATTATTTTGTTCTCCTGTTGAAATTGCTCTATAAACTGCAAATGAATTAACACATTCACTAACGGGTACTTTAATGGTTTCAGCTTTTTTTAATTTATATTCATTATAAAACGAATAGCCGTTATTTGAATCAGCACTAACCGTCGAAATTACTTTCTTATAAAGTTTAATACTTTTTGCCTTTTCATCATTTTGTCTTATTTCTAATTGCGATTCGCCAGATGTTGATCGCTTAAACAAAACCGTTGGTGAAATTACGGGCATTGAAAATATTTGCATATGTTTTGTAACATCAAAATCTCTCGTAATAGTATCAATGCACATTGTTGTTGAATTGATTAAATCAAATCTAACGTATAACTTTGATGAGCTAATTTTGTTTCTAGGGACTGCAACATACATTGAAACTTCAATTGTATCATCAGGAGCATTTACTAATGCGTAGTTAACACTTTTTTGTTGTGTGTCTGAATAGAGATAAAAATCTTGTAATTTCTTTAACGTCATCAATTCATCAATTTTAACATTTTTAGATGTTCCTGCAATACTATCGTGTGCCGAAATTGATAAATCTGTTAAATCTAAAACTTTTGTTGGATCAATTCCATCAAGAATGAGATTTTTCATAAATGTCATTGCATCATTCGTGGTGTACTTTTCACTATCTTGTGGAAATGTTATTGTTGGTAAAGAAGTATCTTGTGCCAGCGCTAACTTTGTCTTTCGAAGCAAAAATATGTCATTCTTTGAAAAACCTGAATTAATTTCTGATAATACCGAGTTATTAACATATGCTGATATATCAGATCTTTTTGTTGCTATAATGTATTGTTTTTGTTCATTTATTGATTTTTTAACATCTGACACGTATGATTGTAATGAAGAAACAACTTGTTGTGCATTGCGTGTGTTTGTTATCGATTGTATCGAACTAGGTGTTACAGATTGTGTGTACACGTAAACAATGACTGCTAATGCATTGTTTACAACGACGTCGACTTGTGACACGCTGTACGTGAATTCAAACGTTAATGTATCATCATTCATTGCAACAAGATGTGCAAACGTATTATCTACATTTAACATTTTTGTTTTAGCGTAAGTGTAATATGTCATGAAAACACCATTGTAAACAAATGAACAAACGTGTTTACGTTATTTGCATCTGTAAAAATTTTTCCAACAAAAAAATATTTCTTGTTACCAAGAACACCAAAATCAACAACGTCAAGTTTTTTCATTGTATCATTTGTAACCTCAAAAAACTGTAACATTAATCTGTTGTTTTTTGATGTTGGTTCAAAATACACCTCTCTTGCGAAACCTTGTTGCTCATAATGAGCAAGTTCGCCTTCAATTTGTCCTGACGTAATTGAATTATTTTGAATTCTGCCTAAAGGTTTATAATGACCTAACCACGTATCCTTTGTTTGATTAATGTTAGATTTATCTATTGCGCTTTGAATTTTATTGATTGGTGGCAAAAATTTAAAATTTTCTAAATTACTAAATCTTGCATCATTAAATAAACTGTCGAGTGATGTTAAATTTACTGTTTCTGAACCATATTTTACTGGTTTGTTGTTGTTAATTACGAACGTTACATCATTGTTACTAACGCCAAACCCGTCTTCGTCAAACACTTTATCAAATGTTCCAACCAACTGTAATTTTGTAAAATTATCTATTGATGATGCTAGCAAATCATCGGCTAATGACGCGAATTCGTCACCTGTGTAAAATACAGGCGCATAATTACCTGCAATAAAACTGCTCGTCACAGGTGTAAAATGATACGCTTGGCCTGCTCTTATTTGAACGTTTGATGAATTTCCAAATGGCATTATTTTGCCACTATCGTCTGCCTCAAAGGTAATTTGATCTTGTGGTAAGCAACAACTTTCAAGATATATTCGTGAAGCAGCATCTTGAGTTCCGCTAACAATATCAGCTTTATAAAAAGTGTGACAATCGGTGAACGACACATATCGTATCTTCAACTTCCCCATTGAAAGTTGTTCACGACCTTGCTGCGTGATAATAGTGTCTAATATACGCGTCTTATTATCTAAAATACCTGACACATTTATAAGTATGACGTGCTACAAAACGGGAACTTTTGCGTCACCGTAAACGTACGTGACACCCACTTTTGCATTCACGATTAAATCACGTAGTTCATCATTTGATATCTTTTTTGCTATTAAACTTGCTATACGAACTAACTTCATGTTCATTATTGTAAAATATTCATCTTGAATACGATCACGTTTTACTTGTTCACATACTTTGTCATATTTTAATGATTTTTGTTGTAATCCGTGCCAATGTTCACCATCATGTTGCACATAAACATCACATGATGTGACATAACAATCAATTGGCCACATTTTGACGCGTTTTGAATGAACGTTATCAATAAATAATATATCAAGACGTTCAATGAATTCTTTTTCTGCTTTTGACGTAAATAATGATGAATTTGTAATGCGAGTTTCTAATGCTTTTATTCGTATTTTTTCATGATCGTATGCATGAAATACTGTTCCACGTTTAACACAAAGATCATGCCAATTTGTCACTCCATTATTTTCAAAAAACGTTTGACGTTGTTTTGTAAGTATAATTGGATCTTGTGAAGGATATAAAACTCCGTGATGTTTAAAACACGTCTCTTCTTTTTTTCGTTTTATATTTTCATCTTGCGATATGTTCGTAACGCCATAATTTGCAAACGTAGTTTCTTTAATTTTTTCAACAACGTCTTGCCTAGCAAAATTATTTGAAACACCATATTTTGTTAAAAACGCAAGTTGTAATATATGACCATCCTTTTGTGCATTATAATGACATTTTTGTGAACAAAAATGATACACTTTTTCTATTTGAACCTTTTGATATGTTTTTATAAATTCACATTTACATTCATCACACATCAATCGTATATTTCGACCACATGTTTTTTCTTTTTTCTCAATTTTAATTACTGTCATAAGATATCAGCGCTAAGGCTTGCAAGCTGCGATCTTTCGCCTTTAATTAATTTAATATGTGCAGCAATTTGTTGATCCTTGAACTTCTCAATGACATGCGTAAGACCATTTGAAAACATATCAACGTTCACGTTATCGATTTGACTTTCGTCGCCAGTCAAAACTACCTTTGATCCTTCACCCACGCGAGTCAAAATTGTTTTAAGCTCATGTAACGTAATATTCTGACATTCGTCTACAATAATAAACGCATTTGGAATTGATCTACCACGAATGTACGTAATTGCTTCAATTTCAATTTCGCCCTTTTTCAACATAGCGTCGAGCATTAAATTATTTTTTGAATTTTTTGCACTCATCAGATATCCGATATTGTCCCTAATTGGGGCGATCCACGGCGCCATTTTTTCTTCCATGGTTCCCGGTAAAAATCCGATATCTTTTCCTAATGGTTGAATTGGACGTGTAACAATAATTTTAGAATATTTTTTCTTTAATTGTTGTAATCCGGCTGCTAACGCCAATAACGTTTTCCCACAGCCGGCTCTGCCCGCTAACGTCACAAGCTTTACGTCATTATCCAATAACATGTCTAACGCTAACGCTTGTTCCTTATTTCTTGATCGTAAACCATACACATCACCAATTTTTGCAATTGGAACAATCACGTCTTTTGATGATGCAATTGGTTTACACTTTGCAAGCACAGATCTAATCGTCTTTTTTTGTTCATCTTCGCTCTTAAGCACAACAGCCTGATTTGGGTATAATGAACAATAGTCACTCAAATCTAAGAAATTGTCATCATAAAATGCTTGTACAACATCATCTGGAACGACTTGAACTTTTACGCCTGTATATAATTTGTCTTCCGCGTCCGTGACGCGCAGGTGTTTATAATCTTCACACCTAATTCGTAACACATCACACTTGATGCGCATGTTAATGTCTTTTGATACCATTGTTAGCATGTGGTGCGAATCTTTAAACGCAAGCGCTAATGCGATTATTGAATTGTCTGCGGTCGGATGTTGTTGCATTTCAACAGGTAAACAACACAACATTTCATTATCTGTTAAAATAACTCGAAGTGTTCCACCACAACGAAGTTTCACGCCATCAACCAATGATCCTACTTCTCTAAGTTCATCTAATAATCTGTTTGCAAGGCGCGCATTTTTACCAACATCGTCCTGACGTGTCTTAAATTTATCAAGTTCTTCCAACACTATCATTGGAATGATCACATTGTTGTCTTCAAACGCAAACAATGCATATGCATCGCTCAGTAAAACGTTAGTATCTAAAACGTACGTTTTCACCACGTTGAGCCTGCTTTCTTTGTTGTACCGGTGCACAACTTATCCTATTATTTAACTATACCATATGACAACATGTTATTCAAACTGTTCAACAAATAATGTCTCTTGCAAAAATACATCATGTAAACAATGGTGCAGTTTCTCTGAAAACTACAATTGTATGATACTTGCCGTCAACAACGGGCCACACACTCTTCACGACATTGGAAAAGCGATAGGAAATAATCGCATCAGCACGGGGCAGCAAGAAAAAGAAATTATTAATAAAATTTGTAAATTTATTACTTCGTAGTCTTCTTGTTTCTACGACGACCAACTACGACAACGCCTGTTTCGTCAGTAACTGGAGCTTCGACTGTTTCGTCAGTAACTGGAGCTTCGACTGTTTCGTCAGTAACTGGAGCTTCGACTGTTTCGTCAGTAAAAATCGTCGGCGTGATAACTAATTCATCATGCCACAAATTCGAGATTTTTAATCTTCCATCTTTACCAACAATTGTATGTGGTTTTGTAGGATCAAGGTGTAAATCAATTATGTCAGCCAACACTGCGCGATGGGTGCGTAAATTTGCCATGTTTTAATTATTTTCCTCATTAATCTTTGACTTCTTTTTGAGATACTTCACCCTATTCATCGGCTGAATGCCGTTCTCTTCGCGATATTTACGACGACGATTAATTGATTGTTTGTTTCGTTTGTTTGTCTCACGTATGAGTATCATAACGACGTTCTTTATATTACGTAACCCAACTCGTGAACGTCTGCCGGCAACTATACTTCCATTTGCACATTTTGCAACATCTAGACGAATTGCAGCAACGGTGTCTTCAACGACACGCCACATTGACATGATGCTCACCTGATCATCATTGTCGGGATCATTTTCGACTTGATCGTACTTTAAAACTTTGTGTTTTAATCTTGGCATAATCACTCCGCAATGAGAAGTTGCACGAAATCAGTGGGAAACATATGTTTATTTTGAGCGTAAAAACGCTTCCAATCACTATCAAGAATATAACTCACCGCAAAATCTTTTTCATTTCTAACTGATCTTCCTAAAGATTGTACTATTGTCTTTGCTGTCTGATATGCATACCATTCTTTGTCTTTTTCCATTCGTTTTAACACCACTTTGTCTTTTAAAAACGGATATGGAATTTTGCAAAGAATTTGAAATCTACTATTGTCGTCAAACAAATCTATTCCTTCAGCCATCGAAGGAGACAATAAAATTGTTGGTTTATTTGATTTCATATGTTGTTTTAACACTGCATCACGATTTTCAGAATTATGTAACAAAATTCTATCAGAATTTACATAATCTTTTATGAATGTTGCAATTTTGTAAGTTTGACAATTATGAACTACAACTTCATTTGCAATGAAATTATGATTTTTATTAACTGTCATATCGTAAACTAATCGTAATCCGACATATTTTTTTGACTTAATTTTCATAATATTCCAAGTTCATTTAAACGTTGTTTATCCCACAATTGGGACGTTTCAATATGATTACGTCATCATATTCAGTTATAAACTGTGCTTGTACCCAAGAACGATTTCTTGTTAAAAACAAATGTTCAGGTGTGCATATAACACGATTTCCATTTTTAAATTCAATTTCAATACAATTTTTCATACCATTTTCCCAAACATCAATAACGGATTGATTTTCAAATTTTGAAGTATTTTCATTATATGTTAAAATATTATCATTTTGTTTAACGTCTACAATTTTTTTATATGATCCATTACTCATTGTCACAAGCGTATCTTTATCAACACAATGAATCATCCCTTTGACGTCTTTATGACGTTCTAATAACATTTTTACGGCTTCAGCAAGAATGGGTAATGTGTTATCAATACAACGATACGACATGCTACCCGCGGGAATTATGTGAATTTGTCTATTTTCTACCGGGAACGGTGAAGGTGCGGTGTAGAATTCGGCATCAGCAGGTTTGATTCCAACTGATCGACAATATGCTTCTTTGTTCATTATTGTCGCTGACATCAGCAACACGTGATCAGTGCCATACTTGTACAAATAGTCTTCACAAAACGGTGATATATCAACAGGTTTGAATTCATAACGACGTAGTTTTTTGTCTCCCGCCTGCACATCAACTACGTTCATCACCCAATTATCAGGTTCATATGCCTCAATAAAACGATTGATTTTACATATGTGTTTATCAAGCATCTCAAATTGTTTGCTATTTGCAGTTTCAACAGTCAAATCTTCTGAACCTGCAATTTCAATTTCAATTTGCTTTTCAAGCGCTTTGATTTTTCTACTCAATGAAGGCTTATAATTTTTCTTCACCCAATCAAAAACTTCTTCTTGTGTTGCTGCACGTTTTGAAAACTTACAATTCAACACGTCTTTAGCGAACTTTTCAGAAAACGTTATTTCAACAAAACTGCTTAAAACATTCTCGAGCGAATGACATTCATCCACGATGACTAACGATCTGGGTTCAAGTTGATGCGCATACTTTGTTTCTGCAAGAAAATACGAAAAGTTCGTCACACCAATGTCAGCATTTAAAAAATCTTGTTTTGCAAGTGTATATGGACACCTATTTTTACACGTATTGTAAAATTCAGTCCCTTGTAACTTTTCTTTAAGAGCTTTTAAAATACGTTTGCTTTCACTGCATTTTTGTGTAGGATTGTGAGCACACGTAAAATTGCTCGCGGACGATATTTCTCTAATTAGATTTCTATTCTTGGGTCCAAAGTCTCGTGTATACTGTGACACCAAGACTTTTTGCGTGCTCAAAACGTATGAACCAAGCGCATAATTAACTTTCAAATGTGTACTTGCACGCAGAAATCTTGCAACCGTTATTCCAATTGCTGACTTTCCTACACCAACGGCACATTCCAACACACAAAATTTCTTTTTTTTGTTCAAAAATGCATCAAGAACAAAATTAATTGCATCCTCCTGTTGAGGACGAATGTTGTCATATGGAAAATGCTGTTTCCAATCGTCAATTGTTATATTCACAAGAATATTTTACCACATTACCCAATGATTTTATCAGCAATTCCTAGTTCAATTGTTTTTTCTGCATCAATGTACTTGTCAAGTTTTTTACTGAACATGTCTTCAATGTATGACTTTGACATCTTTGTATTTTCAACTAACAATTCAACCATCAGATCATTAATCCTTTTTGCTTCGGTGACTTCATTCACCATTTCAAACACGTTTCCCACAGTACCACTACTTGCACCGTGCATCATTACGGTTGTAGTGCGTCCAATGAGACGCTTTCCTTTTGCACCACAAGCCAAAATTAACACACCTGCGCTCATGATCTTTCCAATTCCAACCGTACAAACTTGAGTTCCATGAGACTTCAGTAACATGCACGTGTCATACAAAGCCATCATATCATGTATTACACCTCCATACGTTGAAGTTATGAGGTGAATGTCTTTGTGACTTTGACTGTCAAGCCAAATTAATTTTTCTATTGTAGTAGAAATTGATTGTTCATTAACGTCTCCGTATAACGTTATGACACGCATGTCCGGAGACTGAGACTGCACAAGCATGCTCTCAAGCGCTGAACTATTTGTTGTTGCATTCTTTGTACACTCAAGTGCTTGACGTCCCATTTTCGTTCTCGCTTTCATAGTGTTCAGTTAGAAAAATTTCGCTACCATAAAATTCTTTCATAAAAGATGCGATGTTTTGCATCTTTTCTACGTCTTCTAATTCCAGAGCGAGCAAATAAATTATGAAAAGTTTTTGTCTATCAGACACACCAAAATTAACAATTTCACCAAGAATTTCCCTACACTGTTCATTTTCTTCTGAAAACTTTTCAGAACTAAGTTTGCCGTACATCATTGTGCAACCTCTTTACGAGTGAAGTTTTCAACGCGAAAAGCTGTCTCGCTCAATAGAACAATAAATTTTCCTGTTCTCTCATCGTCTATTGTTTCACCCGTCAACACGACCATGTTACCCCACTGTTTATTGTCAAATGTAAATTTGACAGCTTCCCACGTTGGAATGTCAACGTTATTTGCTTCAAGAACTGAAACAAGCTTTTCAGGTAACCCACACGCAATTTCTTCTGCGGTTACAAGCGTTGTAATATTTTCTTTCCCGTTGACAATGACTGACTTTGTGATATCAATCACTTTGTGAACTACGCCACAATTGTTACAAACAACAATTTTTGGAATTACATTATCGCTATCGTCTATTACGGAAAATACAATAAATTGGTGATTTGGTGGTGAAAACGCCTTTTTGAATTGAGGTAATGTACACCTACATTTCACCAAATGTTTCATTCCATTTGACATGTCACTTTTCTTTTCGTGAAAACTTCTTTGAAAGATTTTTAGCAAATTCTTCAGTCGTCTCATAAGGAACGTTAAATTTTATTTGATAAGCTTTGTTTGCTTCATTTAACATTCTTGAAACAGGTATCTGGCATGCATCAACAACGTTTTGCAACGTAGCAAACAACACAGGTAGCTGTTTTTGATCGATCAAAAGTTGATTTTCACCTACTGCATTGGCAATTTTTTCCTCGAGTGAATTCTTTATGAAAGTTAAAATTTGAAATGTAGTTTTTTCGTCCACTTTGAAAACTCCTATATTTTGATAGTAAGTCACTCCATACTTATGTGTTATGAATAGTTTTCTAATCAGTGAATTAAAAACACGTATTAGCGTCATTGACAAGAAATTAATTCTTCAAGAGAAGATACGAAACGCAAATACGACACTTTTACTACGTGAAGTGTTCGATCAAACAACAGCAAATGATGCAATCGCTCTTATTGAAAGACTAAATGCAATAAAATGGCCAATGCATTCGCCAACCGACGTCACTGATCCATTTATTTTGTTTCGAACTGCAACAAAATCTGCAATAGCAGAACTTCAACAAATTTTTAGTGGTAAAGACAGATCTAAAAATTTGTTTGACAAAATCATTGGACTTTTTAAAAAAGAAAAAGACAATCCGTTAGTCGACGTGATAGCTTTTGCGAATATGTTGTTTTCATTTTTTACGTTAATGTACAAATTTCTTTCAGCAATGGGTGGCGACGATGATCAAACTGTCGAAGAAATTATTGGAATAAATGGAAAAAATACGTTGACAGCAATTGTTCAAAAGGGAATTAAACCACAAAGTGGAATAATTCAAAAACTTGGAACAAATTGGACAAAGAAATATTTGCAAGGATTTGTTGTTAACGACTTCGTTACCGGCATATCAAAAATGACAAAGGGTGATATTTGGATTATTTGTCGACAAGTCATGCAACAACTAAGTAACATTGCTGATATAACCACAAAAGTTGCGGCAGCCGAAGACGCAGTTGAACATGGAAAAGAAATTTCTAATTCTACTGAAGAAAAATTATCGCAACAAGGTTCTAAAAACGATGTTGAATCTCAAGAAACAGGTACGACACCAACACAACAACCACAAATAAAACCTGGACGCCAAGTCGATCAAACACAACGTGTTGTGTTAAACAAAGTAAAACCCGCGTTAGAAGACTTGGGTGTGAAAGATCCGGCAAGGTTAATTGCAGCACTCGCCGACATGGATGTTTTAAAAGAACCTAACGAATGACACAACTTAAATCTTGTAAATAAAGATAGCATTCATTTGCGCATTTTTGTGCAGCCAATTCTGTCGCAGTCAACAAAATATTGTTATCGATGATTGTTACACCATGTTCAATCAAAGATTTTATAGAACGAAGAATGTAATCAATTTTTTGTGAATTTATCACAAAATCAATATCATCAATAAGTCTAATGACTACATGATTGGGTGACAAACTTTTAATACGCTTGTTTATTAGTTCAACCACATCGTCGACTTTTTCTTTCTTTTTTTCATTAAGTTCTTTCACTAAAAGTTTAACGTTATTGTTTGAACACATATTTTTTATGACAATTTTATTCGAATATAACGTCGCTTCATTAATAATTGGCAACGTTGCAAGCGATATCGTGCTAATTAGTTCACCTTTAAATGACGACACAACGTCGCCACAACACACAGTCGCTATGTCCTTAAGCGTGTTCAATCCACTCAAATCAGTCTCAGTGATATACGAATAAACGTTTAATGTTCCACGATCATTATTCACTTTTAACGTGTGTTTAACTTCTTCTGATATTCCACGCGTAAATAATAAAACTGTTTCTTTATTTTCTGCTGCACTTTCTAATAAAGAATTAATTTCGGAAACTGACTCAATAAAACCATCGATACATATCACTCTTGGTGACACAAGACGAAGTAATTTCATGTTCCAAGAGGGTATTACACTAAAAGTGTAACCACGAACAAGCTCTACTGACACTACGTCGGATTGTGTTTTTTCAACCAAAACTTTCCCATAATGACCTGCAAGTTCAATAGCACGTAGCGCAACTTCTGTGACAAATGTTGATTTTGAAATATGCTTGATAACGTCAATAATATGAGATTTTTTAGCTTTACTCGATATTGAGTTGTTAGTTTCGATAATATTTCGATTATGAATAAATTTAGTTAATAAATAATCAATTGTTCGAACAAAGCCAAATGGCGCGAACTGTTCAGCTTTTAACGCATACGTAATAATTGTTTGAAAAATCAAACGATCAAGTTCAGATTCAAACTTGAAATTAAAAATATGTTGTAAATTTGTTTGTTTAAGCAATCTATCATTTTGTTCAAGTAAAATAAATCTATCGAATTTTAATGATTGTGAAATTTCATCACAAATTTTGAGAATCGTTTTTTGAATATCAACATCAAATTTAATCATGTTAATCGTGTTTAATCAATATAATGGCAAATGTACAAAACGTTGCTAGCTCTATTAAACAGTAGCTCTTGCTAGCTCTATTAAACAGTAGCTCTTGCTAGCTCTTGTTTAGCTATTAGCTATTATAATAGTTTACGTGAAACGTGTATAGAAAAAGTGATTGTGAACGTCTCTTTTTTCTTGTAATATAATTTTTTCTATGAACTTTATTGATTTGTCAAAACAGACAATGCTGATCCCTCCAGAAACACGTGTCGTGTTTGTATCAGATTTATTTGAACATGAATATTTTGGTGGCGCAGAAGCAACGTTAGCGGCAATCATGTCTTCGTGTCCATATGCTTACTTTAAATTACATGCTCGTGACATAACTGAGCAAATCATAAAAAACAACATAAACAAAATATTTGTGTTTGGAAATTTCTCGACAATTAATCCACAACTGTTACCGGTGATCTCGAAATTTTTGAAATATGTTGTTTGTGAATTTGACTATAAATTTTGTCTGTATCGTTTGCCACAGCTTCACATAGAAAAAACTGGAAAATGTGACTGTGCAACTCAAGACATCGGGAGATTAATTTCGAGTTTCTTCTCAAATGCAAAACAACTATGGTTCATGTCAGAAAAACAGAGACAAGTGTATCTTGATAATTTTCCCCAGCTGTCTCGAAACAGTGATGTGTTGTCATCAGTCTTTGATCAGAAAACTCTTGACAAAATCAAATTACTAAGAGAAAACACAAAAAGTGATACGTGGATTGTGTTGGGTTCTCAAAGTTGGGTTAAAGGCTTTGAGAATGCAAAACAATATTGCGAAAAAAATGACATTAAATATGAAGTTGTTTGGAATTTGCCATATGATCAACTATTGGAGAAATTGTCAAAATCAAAAGGTATCGTATATCTTCCATCGGGACCAGATACATGTCCGAGGTTTTGTATTGAAGGAAAATTGCTAAATTGTGAACTTGTTTTGAACAAGTTTGTTCAACACAAGGATGAACATTGGTTTAACGAACGTATTGATTACATTGAAACGTATCTTCAAAATGCTCATCAATTATTTTGGGATAACATTCGTGAAATAGAAACAAATAACATAACAATTTCTGGTTATTGCACAACGTACAATTGTATATCTCAACAATATCCTTTCGAAGCGTGCATTCGTTCAATGTTACAATTCTGTGATGAAGTGTGTGTAGTTGATGGTGGTTCAACCGACACAACATTAAACGAATTAATTTGGCTCGCATATCCAGGAGATTGTGATTGTCACTTTACGTTAGGATTATACGCAGAGGCAATGCTACATTGCAAAAACACGGGTGAACCGTATGAATTTCCAGACGAATGGTTTGGTGTAAAACGTGGTAAAGTGCGTGTCAAGATAATTCCACGCGACTGGAACTCAAAGCAATCTGCACTCTTCGATGGCATGCAAAAAGCAGAAGCTCGTGACATGTGCACAGGTGATTACTGTTGGCAGATGGACGTTGACGAAGTCGTGTCAGAAGACGATGCAAAGAAAATTCTTCCATTATGTGAGTACATGAAAAATAATGGAATTGATGGAATTTCTTTACCGGTCGTAGAATGGTGGGGCCCGGTGAAAAATGGAAAAGTGCGCGTAGATATTCCGCCTGAAAAATGGCGCTTGTCAATGAACGATCAATGCCACACAGTGACACATGGCATCCCTCTCGAATTACGCGCAACAGATGATGAAGGAAACCTTTATTGCAAAGGTGGCAGCGACGGGTGTGACATGGTGTTCAGAGATACCGGTCTACGCGTTCCATTCGTGACTGCCGTGCCAAACGATGCACGACATGCACAAGCAAAAGCATTGCAAGGCGACAAGAACGCATTAGCTGCATACGAACAGTGGTTCAATGCTTACGTGAACGAATTACCTGGAGTGTTTCATTACTCATGGGTTGACATTGAGAGAAAAATTCGCCTATATCGTGATTTCTGGAGCAGGCATTGGAACGTCCTTACTAACAACAGTTACGTCGATGACGCTGAACATAACATGTTTTTTGATGTTTCGTGGTCACAAGTGACTGATGAAATGATCAAACGCCGCGCTTCAGAACTTGAACAAATTGGTGGTTGGGTGTTTCATCGAAATTGGGATGGTTCTCAAACGCCATGTATTCGTGTAACAAAACAAGAACCACTATGCGTGAAAGATTAAACTTTTCGTTTTCGTCCACGTTTTTTGACTTGTTGCACGACTTCTTCTTTTTTCAATGTTTCAAGTTCATCTTTTGTTAAAAATCGCAATGCATTTGGTGAAACAGAACTCATAGTTTCTTCAATGTGTTGTGTTGGTGTTTCATCAATTTGTGGTTGAGATAATTCGTACGCAATGTTCATCATGACGTTCGTGCATGGATGTGGATTTTTATTTACGACGATTTGTTTTTGATATTTATGTCCATTTTTTATTGTGGCGATTTCTTTTCGTAATGCCAACAGTTCAATGTATGTTTTGCTTGGTTCGTATTTTTGTTTATTTTTCATTGTCGTTCTATTAAAAACACAAAGCTCTCACTTTCGCAAGAGCTTTGTCATTCTTATTTAGTGACAGTTAACCCACTGTCACACGGGTCAGTTTAGACGACAGTACCGGTCGGTAACTTCGTCTTCAAAAGTGTGATTTCGTTCTTGGCATCAACGAGATCAACGGCATTCCTCAAACTTTCAATGGCATTGATTCTCTCTTCGAGGTCATCAATGTCGTCTCGAGTGTGATCACCGTCATCGCGAATTGCTTCTTTCAGTTCACAACAACAAGTCGCCATCTGTGCGGTGATAGAGGCAGCATTCTGTGCAGCAAACAACGTGGCCGCATCAGCCTTAGTCTGAATAAGCACGTTAGTTGCTGAATTCAGGGTCAAGCTGTTGACAAGAGACGCAGCCGCAATTTTTTCCGCTTGAACTTCACGCGACGCTGACAGTTTTTCAGCCTGAACGCCTAGTGCAGCAGCATTTTTCTCGGCTTGAACGTCCAAAGCCGCAGTGTTTTTCGCACTTTCTAAAATTTGAGCAGCAGCGTTTTTCGCGCTTTCTAGACTCTGTGCAGCCGCATTCTTCGCAGCCTCGACTAAAGACCGACCTTCGATTGCAAACTGATTAGTTTGAATGACAGTATTGTCAGCCGAAATCGCCTTGCGGTTGTCAAGAATTTGCTGGTCGATCCAGTGTTCTCGCTTGTCGAAATTCTCGCGATGTTCGTAACCACGGTTCCGTCGATCGTCATTATCGTCTGAAGACACGACTGTTTGTCCGGGCATGGGTGTTAGTACTGTTGCCATATTATTTTTTCTTTCTTTCTTGCCATTTCTGGCATCTTTTTATAAGTATGAGGGACAAGTTTCAAAAGTGTTGTATATTTAGTATCTTTTATTTTTTTTGTAAACAGTGAAAAACTACGGGTAAGAATGTTATTATCCCCATGTTGTAGAGGGAAAGAGATATTATCATGAATTATGAAAGTTCAGCTACATTACGTTTATCAGATGAACACTATGAAAAATTAGTCACAATCGCAAAAGCAAAGGACACGTCTGTCAGCAAGCTTCTCAGAAAGATCACGATAGACTTTCTATCACAAAGTTCTGGCGATGGGTTAATTACTGAGTGCGAACACTGTGGTCTGTGATGATCTACGTCGTGCCAATAGTAATTTGTGTGATTTACGAGTTTATTATATCGGCAAAACGTGATAAAATTAAAAAATGAACATTTTTATTTTGTCGTCAGATCCTCATGAAGCAGCACAAATGCAGTGCAATCGCCACGTTGTGAAAATGGTTTGCGAAAGCGCCCAAATCTTGTCGACTGCAATACACCTTCGGGATCCCATACGTTATTCTGAATACGCGTGTTGTCTGTACAAACCGACGCACAAGCATCACCCATGCGTCAGGTGGGCCATGGCAACGTCTGACAACTTTGACTGGCTTGTGAAGCACTCGCTCGAGCTCTGTGACGAGTACACGCGTCGCTACAAGCGGGTTCATGCGTCGCAGCGCGTCATCGAGTGCGCGTCAGAGTTCGCGGGTGAAGAATTTTATCGATGCGGAAACTTCAAGCATCACTCGCCCTTTGCGCAAGCAATGCCGGAAAAGTACAGAAATCACGATGATGCAGTGCAAGCGTACAGAAACTACTACGTGGGTGAAAAGGCAAAATTTGCTGCGTGGGAGCCAAGAACAAAAGTTCCTGAGTGGTGGCCAATTAAGTGAACACGTGCTCTTGTGTAGCATAAATTCTACTACATGACAAAGACATCGGTTGCAGTGATAGGTGCGGGCTTTGTGGGTGGTTCACTTGCTCAAGTATTAGTTGAGCGTGGACTGACTGTTTATAACTACGACAAAGCAGGCAAGTGTGCCGTGGGTGCTGAAAAAGCACAAATACGATATTTTACTGATTGTTCAGGAGCTCCTGATTATAGAAACGTTGAAAACATTCGAGAGTTAGTCGAGAGCTGTTCACCGAAGGAAGGGTTTTCGGGAATTTATTTTTGTTGTCTTCCAACGCCAATGTGGGATGACGGCGAATGTGATCTTTCAATTGTTGAAAGTGTTCTTGAAGAATTCGCCGTCATCCCAGGAAATCATATTGTTGTTGTAAAAAGTACAATTCCTCCTGGAAGTACTGAAAAGTGGAATAAAAAGTATGAAAATACTGGACTTCGAATTTGCTTCAGCCCTGAATTTTTAACAGAAAAGAACGCTGTTGACGACATGCGAAATCAAAATCGCATAATTCTCGGTGGGCCTCGTCCTTATATCAATGTTGTTAAACAATTATTTCAAACCGCATTTCCAAACGTACCAATTATCAAGACAAGTAGTTCAACGGCTGAATTTGTAAAGTATTTCACAAATATTCAACTCATGGCTCGTGTTGTATTGAGTTGTGAACTGTGGCAAATAGCAAATAAACTTGATGAGTTAGGATATAACGTTGATTACGATAAAATCGTTGAATACGCAAAGCTTGATCCTCGTCTTGGTGGCACACACATGAATGTACCTGGTGAAAATGGCATTCCCGGAGGCCGCGGCCATTGTTTCCCGAAAGACCTCTCTGCGATGGTTTTCATGTCAAATGCCGTTGGGATGAAACCAAAGTTGATGGAAGCTATACGAGATAAAAATTTAGAATTGGTACCACCTGAACATCGTGATTGGGAAAAAATGGTTGGAAGGGCGTATAGAAAACGTGATGTCTAGACATCCCGAAGTCGAGGTCACATGCATAGTGTGTGGCACAAAAGAATTTGTACGCTACAAACATCGTGAACGTCGTTTTTGTAATCGTATGTGTTATAAAGTGTGGGCTTCGACAAATAATCCTGCACGTGGTAAAGTTTATCGTTCAAAAGCCACACATCCTGAATGGGCTGAAAATATTAGTAAAGGACTAATTCGAAACGAAGTTAATGTCGGCGATAAAAATGGGATGAAACAGCCTGATGCTCGCGCAAAACAATCTAAAACTCGAAAAGAAAAGTTTGCAAATGATCCTATTTTTAGAGAACAACATGCTCAGCAACGTCGTCAAGCCTGGCTAGACGGCAAGTACGACAATGTGCCCGTCGGAAAGTGCAAGTGGTACGCTCACACAAAGCCATCCGGCGAGATAGTGAAGCTTCAAGGCACGTGGGAAGTCGCAGTCGCTCGTTACTTCGACGCAAATAACATTGACTACGTTGCTCACCGAGGCAGGTTTCCATACACAACTCCCGATGGCGCAACTCGCTCTTACTATCCAGACTTCTTTCTCCCGTCTACTAACGAACACGTCGACGTCAAGGGCGCGTTTTGGAGTTGGGAACAACGTGACAAACTTGATCACATTCGGAATTCAAATCCGACAATGAAACTTGTGATTTATGACAAGAAGAAGTTAGAAGATTTGAACATTGATTATGGAAGCGTTCAAAAGGAGTTATTATGAAATTAACATATGAACAATTAAACGTATTGGGTTCTATTCTTTCAAACGTAGAACCTCGTGTTGGTAGCCTATCAGAAGCGCAAGATGCATCTACGCCTGAACTAAAACGCGTTCCCAATAAACAATACGTTATAGAGATTTCACCGCCAATGTATGATGCCAATGACTTTCGATTTTTTAAAACAATCACCATCAATGATGAGAAAGTCGAAATGTCATGAGTTTTTCATTTGAAACACCGTCGTTGTCAGATATATTTCGCAGGTGGCCCGTAGTGGGAGTGCTCGTGGGAAGCGTGTTTGGTTTCTTGCTCGGCTTTCTTCTACACGCAATACAATGACGTGTAATTTTGTCGCGATTAGTTTATAATGTTCACATGACAAAATATGAAGAGACGCTGTTGCGAGAAGCCATTAAGAAAATGCTTCTCATGGAAAAAGCGCACACGCAAGAAGTGTGGACTGATAATTTATTGGAATACCTCACTGGAGCAATACGAGAATTCTACAAAGCACGATTGGCACGTAAAAATTCGCTTTGTGTGCAACAAGACTACGATCATTGGCTGTTCAACGAAGTGTCCAGACTTCTTGATAGTTTCGCGAGAGCATACTTTCACGAAGTCAAAGGATCGTTCAACAAAGAAAAGGCTTTCAAAAAAGTTCAAGTAAAGATGTCAAAAATAGATGATGGCAGACGTCGGAATGCGACTACACGCATCATAAATTATTACTCGAAACGAATCGGAAATAAGAGACTAATTCCTCTTGATGACGATGACACGCTTGAATTTTGGAAACTTGTGCAAGAAACTATTGACAACTACGAGGAAGAATGATATTCTGGAAATCTAAAGAAGTCCCTGAAACTCGCATAGGTGAATATTACCCGTTAGCGTTCAGGTGGACGTTTCAAATCGGGAAATTTTATGCGGGTTTCATTCACCAGCATAAGTCAAAGCATGGCAATAAATGGCATGATAATCACTCAGTGAACTATTTGATCAGCATCACGAAATATTTTCATTGGGGTTCTTATCACCTGTATTATGATGGTTGTCACTGCACGTTTTCGTTGGGGTGGATACACTTCTTGTGGTCGAACGACAATTGTAAGAAGTGCAGGGAGGAGCTAATTTAATGTTCCTGTCGAAAAAAGACGATAAACAATTTTTGATTGGTGCGATAGTTCTTGTGTGCATTTGGTGTGCAATGGGATTTATCATGTATACAGTGGCGTTTTGATGCGTATTTTGTACCCGTTGTCATCGACAGATTAGTATTTTGTACATGAAGAAAATGTATTTTTCGTGTCAGCCTGGTAATTTTGTTGATAAACACACGGGAGAACCAAATGAAACGATCATATCGTCGGGATACGTGTTTCGTGGTTCAATTCGTGAGTGGTATGAGTGCTTGTCAGAGGTTCTAATAGACGCATGTAATGAGTACTGTCGGGAAACTAAAAAATCTCCCGCCGATTTTGTTGTAAAAGTGTCAGACAACACGTTGATGTTAGTTGAGTGTTCATGTTTGTATCGACCAAATTTTGATAGTGAGAGGCCAAAAATTGGTACATACGTTGGCATTTTGTCATTTTATAAGAATGAAACGAACGAAGATGCTGTCGTCGGATACATTGAAAACAATGAATTTGTGCCGTTCGCTGAAATTGTGTTGCTTGACAAACCTTGGAACAAAAATGGTTCTGTACGTACGTTGGACAACGTAAAATATAAGTCACTATGGGATGAAATTTCTGAAGAGTGTGACAATGAAATTTTGAAATTGTTGGAGCAAACATGAAAATAGTACACATTAAAGATAAACTCGCTGAACTTTGCGTTAATGTTGAAGACATTTGTCTTGGCGACTTCGATCAAATTGCGGAGTTTACAGCCAAGAGAACTCGTTCACCCGGTGATCCTCTTTATAAATCTGTTGGGTGTTATTATCGAAGCAATTATGAACGAGGAATTCTCGTTTACTACCTCGTGAAGCAGTATGGTTTCAAGTCGTTCCTCGAGGTCGGCACGGGCCGCGGCTACGTTACGTTCTGTGTCGCAAAGGCGTTCTACGACATGGGCGTCAAGGGAAAAATCTTGACGATGGACATCGCAACTGACAAGAACTTCTTTGAACAGCTTCAGAACGTGTTTCCGAAAGAGTGGTTTGAGAACATCACCTTTGTCAAGGGCCCGTCGCAAGCAGTCTTGGCACAGCTCATTGAGAAGGGTGAGAAGTTCGACTTTGCGTACATCGATGCTGATCACTCGTTCGAGGGCACGAAGGCAGATTGGGAGGGAACGAAGGTGCTTGTGAATAGCGCAGTGTTGATGGATGATTATCATCTCCCGTCGAAAGACGATCCAGGAATTAAATGCGCAGATTTTATCAACACGATTGATTGGGATAAAGAAGGATATAAAGAAGCTGAAATTATCAGACTTGACAGGAGAATTTTTGTAGACGAGAGACAGTTAGCAGATGAAGATATAAATTATGGTCAAGTTTTAGCTATCAAAAAAGATCTTGTTAGAGATGCGTGTGATTGGTAAACATATGAACGATCTCACAAAATTAACAAATGATGAACTTCTTCAAGAAATTGATTATTTGCGTTCTGATGTTGGAAAAGAATTAATGCGACGACTTGAACTTGAAATAACTGAAAAAGAATTAAATGAAATTTTACGTTGGAACAGGATTATAAATGCATCCTCCTGAAATTCTCCCTGCGTCAGAAATTTGTGACAACGACTTTAATGAATTCGTTTGTGGTCCTTTTCACGAAAATCGCAAGTACAGACGTGCTCACGGGAGCAAAAAGAAATATGTAAAGCAACGTCAACCGCTTGCAAACAATATTGACGTTTTGAATTCAGTCATAATGACGTCAGAAACTACTTCTGAAATTGATAAACAAATTTTGTGTGATTGGCTTGAAACCGTCAAAGAAAGACTGTCACATGCTTGACATCAAACGGTATAAACAGTATCCCGTGTCTCTGGTGCGCGATTTGTTACAAGTCTTCACGTTGAAGTGTACGAGCGAAAAGTGTCCATCAAGTAACATGCTTCGCCAAGCACATGCGATGTACGTCTTGCGTGCTCACAATCACCAATGTCCAAACGAATACTTGTGCAAAGATTGTGCCATGCAACGACGCATGGAAGAAATTGGCATTGGTGACATGCTTGAAGAATTGCCACAAGCAAAGATCGTTGACGTGTGTGAAGAGTACATGCGTGGGCAGGAGATGTTAACGTGACAATTTATAGAAATACATCGACAGAAGAACATCGTAAGTTTTGGGAAGGTGTTGATGAAAGCGCGAAGTTAGTCGCAAGGTGGCCGTTTTGGATGATTGATTGGAAACAATTACCGAAGATCGTGCCTTCAAAAATTGTTGTGATTAAGGAAAAATGATGAAACGTGAAAAGTTTATTTTCGTTTGTCCAATCTTCAATGCATCAAAAACGCTCGCTCGTTGTCTTCACTCAATAGCGTGTCAGTCGTACACGAATTGGAAAATCATATTAATTGATGACTGTTCGAGTAAAGAAGAGGCAGACAAAGAAGACGACATCATTGCAGGATTTCACAGACTTCTAACTTTACCAGAAGAAGAAATTAAGATTATCACCGTTTGGAACGAAGACATTGATCGTGGCAAGTGTTACGAGACTTCGAACGTGCTCTACGGGATAAAGAATTTTTGCTCCGACGAAGACATCGTGTGTAGAATTGATGGTGACGATGCACTTTGTGACAGTGACGCGCTGCTCGCTTTAGACATATCGTATCAACGTGGCTATGATTGTGTTTGGACAGCTCATCGTTGGACGGGATCATGTAGAAATATTAGTGGTTCGCTAACTGACAAAAATCCTTATAAATCTGAATGGCGCTCATCGCACCTCAAAACGTTTCGCAAAAAGCTCATCAACGACGTGCCATACGAAAACTTCACGAACATGAACGGTGAACTTGTCAGACGCGCTGGAGACAGAGCGCTTTACTTACCTGTTCTACACAAAGCAAAATGTTCAGGGTACTTGCCGATGGTTACATACTCGTACACGATAGACGAACAGGGTGGCGAAGTCTATCACACTGAAGACGCACGTTTTCAGAAAGAAGAAGCCAATTTCCTCGCAAAACGTGGCTTCGTGAGTGAGGGTGCGCGCTGGGAAGACGTGATAAAATGAATCATTATTGACACACGTGTTTCACGTGTCAACAACGTGTTATCTTGTGATCAAAATGAATAGTTCTTAGTGCTTTTGCGCGTCTTGCATTGCCATCCACAATTTGTGCTTTGGTTGAAGCAAGGTTCAAGTTTACCCGTTGACTTCTTCAATACAATTCCCTCGTCTTCATCGCTCAACGAATTCCACACGTCAGCAAACCTTTTGTTGAAACTGTTTGCGACTGTCACAAATTCGTTCACCCGCGTCTGATCACCCTCGTCTTTTCCACCAAACATCGAGTGTAACATCACCTGCCGCTCTGCGAACGTAGTTCCAGCGAGTTGTGTGCCATCTCTGACAATGATGTCAAAAATGTATAATTGATTCTTTGTGTTCTTTGTCTTGTTGTGTATCAATTCACCACAAAAGACATTGTACTTCAAACTTGAAGACTGAAACGGTCGTTTGTGCAAGTCCTGTGCGCTCCACTGCTTGTGATAGTCGTTGTGTCGCGTCATGAAAGTAATATCAAGTCCTCGAGCGAATATCACTGTGCAAGTGCCATTCTTCTTCACCTGTGCAAGATAACCTTGTTTTTCGTAAAAGCCCAACAGATTTTTGGGTATTTGTGCGGTTGGTCTCGGTGGAAAGAGATATGTGAATTTATCGTATTCCATTACGCAACCTTCGCAGTCTCTTCAGTTTCAACTTTTTCTTCGACGCTCTCACAAGATTCCAAAACTGAATTCAATGCGACAACAAGGTCAAAGTTGTCACACTTTGGTTTGATTGCAAGACATGTCGTCATGCGAATTACTTGTTCATCAATTTCTCCAGCGAATGCTTTTGTGATCGTCTCGTCACCGACAACAACCTTGCTGCGTTCTTCTTGAACTACAAAAAAATCTGACGTGTCGACTATTCCTTCAAGTGCTGTTTCCAATGCAATTTCTATTTTTTCCATGAGCACGTCATCGCTTGCATATTTTGGATTGATAGAATACAATTTCTGTACTTCAATGACTGTTTCAACGGGAATGTTTTTTGAAGTCAGGTATGTTATTTCGTCTTTGCTCAACTTTGCAGCTGACGTGCGCTTTCGAATTTCAACTGAAGCGCTCGTGTCACCGTCAACGCCGCGAAAGCTGTCTACCTTCTTGTGAGAAATCTTTGCGTCTTCAATGAACTTTTTGAAAGCTGTTTCTTTGACGCTTTGCTCGACATTTGCTTTCATTGTAGACAAAGTCTTGATGAGCGCGTCGAGCTTTGCGAGCTCGCTTAGCTGCGCAATCTCAACTTCTTCTTTCTTAGAAGCTTTCTTTGAGGGTTTTTCTTCGAGAGACTTTGCATTTTTGATCATTGCCATGAATAGAGTATAACACAATTTCGTTATTTATACACTTTCTCAAAAAATTTATTAAATGTGTAAATTTTCACAATTTGTGGTAAACTTGAACTATGGAAAGTGAAGAAATTCCGAGCTGGCTCGATGACATGTTCTTTGACGCAAAGTACGAACATCCTGTCGAAGAACGTGAATAATTCACAGCACAGAATGTAACGCTTTGTGCCGATAGATTTATCTATTGATATGAACTTATCTGACAAGCACAACAGCACTGAAATATTTCTTGAATACGCTCCCGTATTTGCAGAAATCTTAGAGAGGCCACTGTCATGGGTCTACGAGTGGACGTCGTTCGACGGGAGCAAAATAACGAACGATTGGAAGTGTGGAAACTTTCTGCTTGAACGTTGGAATTCATCGTCAAAGGACGAAAAAGCAGAAGCAGAGTTGTATTCTGATCCTCTTTTCACGCTCGGTTGCTTCAACACTTATATCTATTGGTCTCGAGCGTACGTGCAACGCTTCGAGAGCCTGTTCGAGACTGCGCAAAAGCTGTCTAATAACGTGTTCAACGACGTCGAGACAGTCGTCGACTTCGGTGCGGGCATCGGCCTGTCGACTTTGCACATCGCTCACTTGTTCAAGAAGCTCGGGCTGAAGGCAAAGGTAGTCTATCAGAACTGTGCGTCCGCCACCTTACAGACAAAGCTTGCGTCTCGCTTTTTTGAGGGTGAAGACATTGAGGTGTGCTCCCGCGACGAAATTCCTCCCGCTGACGTGTACTTCATTAGCGAAGTCATGGAGCACATGCGAAAGCCCGTGCAGTTCGTTCAGGAGCTCCTGTCGAAGAATGATCCCAAGGTCGTCATGCACGCGTCGTCGTTCACGCAACCCAACTTTTGCGGTCACTTCACCGAGTACAACGTGGCTCGACTTGGTGAACAAGACAACGTCGTCAAGGGCACGCAAGTGCAGCGCCACGTCAACAGGTGCTTCTACGAAAACAAGAACTATATCAATGTTGAGCACAAGGCGTTATGGAACCACAGGCCGCTGACGTTGTTCAAACGTGATTTGTTAGAAGTGCCTCGGGAACATATGCTGAACACCGTGAGTTGGGACTCTCGTTGGTGCCCTGAGTGGGTGAAAGAAAAACTCGTCGCGTGAGTGTATTATATTAGTGTCATGAAGTTATACGTAAATCGTCGGCCCTATCATGGCCCATGGGGTGGAGGCGTCAGGTGGGTGAATGCCATTTATGAACGTCTCGGTGACAAAATTGTTGATCGCATTGACGACGCTGATACCGTACTGATCGCAGGCATGGGTAGTGACAGTGGCTTGCCGTCAGCAACACAAATCATAAACTACGCAATCTCGCCTCATGGTCGTCTCAAGAAGTTAAAGATAATCACCCGTGTCAACGATTGCGATGCTCGCAAGAACACGAACAACGTTGACGGTGAGATAGCATTCGTCGTGCAGAACAGCATGCACGTCGTGTACGTCTCTGAATGGATGTGCAGCTACTTTGCCAACCACAAGTTTGTTCACCTGAGACACCCGAGTACACACGTGATAATCAATGGGTGTGACAAAGGGATTTTCAAGGATCACAACAACAAATTGTCTCGAGTGTCAGACAAGACTTACGTCGTCGCACACTCGTGGTCTGATAACCCATTGAAGGGCGAGGACGTGTTTGTGTGGCTCGATGAGTTTGTCGGAAAGCACGACGACTTTGAGTTCACGTTCGTCGGTAGGACAAAAGCTCAGCTTAAGAACAGCGTTCACGTTGAACCTTTGTGTGGTGAGCCACTTGGACGTGAATTATCAAAACACGATGTCTATGTTTTTGCGAGTCGTCGAGACCCAGGTCCTAACACGCTTTTAGAAAGTATCAGTTGTGGGGTACCATCGTACGCGTTGTCAGATGGTGGTGGCGCAGTCGAGTTCGCAGGAGACGAAAAACACTTGTACGACAATGTGAAGCAGCTTGAGAAGATTTTGTTGAGAAAAAAGTACGTGCAGAACGATTATCGAATACAAGATTGGGACGAATGTATACAATCTTATATGGAAATATTGACATCATGACTTTTGCAAAAACATTTGAAAACGTTCTCTCGGTGAAATTGTCGGAGCTTTATAACAAAGAAGTCGACGTTGAGTACCTGCACGAAGTTAGAGACTTAATCGCAAACGTGTTCATGGAGTGCCTACGTGACAGCGTGTATGCAACGTCAATTTCTGTAGCAGGCGCACAATGGGTAGTAAATGAGGTATTCAAAAATGTTCAACTGACACCTGACACTAAGATCGTTGACTTAATAGTGACGAACGATGTTGAACTAAATCAGATTAGCGCCAGCGATGTGGTGTCATTGTCCGAAATGTTTGAAGGAACGCCGTTTTGTGAGAAGCTATTGGCTGAACATCAACGAAGAATGTTGGAGAATTAACAATGCCTCTTCACACTACGGGTATAGAAAATCAGCTTGAAAATCTGCAAAAAGACTACGCGTACTTTTGTGACATAGATCTCCCACAGAACGCAGAACACTCACGTGCACTCGCATTACAACTTTGTGAGAAAAATAAAATGACAATACCTGAATGGGCTCTACCACTTGCAAAGAAAATTTCTCTCCTGGCGACGATGTTGGCGATGGGATGCGTTAGTCACTTTGACGTGTCACCCACTGCGAACCCACAAGCTGCAACCGCCGCTGTCTCACAGGAACATTGTAACACGCTTGACACGTTGCACATTTTCGGCACTTCGGCAGGAATCGCGGCTGCCGGCATTGGCACTGGTCTGTCTGGCTTTGCTGTCACTGAAAAGGAAGTCAATAAGGGCGTGATGATCGGCGCGTTGATAACGACAGGCGTTGGAACGGGCCTGACCGCATTAGGCATTAGTTCGGGTAACTCATGGATTGATGAGTGTCAAAAACAAGCAGTTCAAACCGCTGCAACGAAGCTTACGTTAAAAAGGAAACAGGAAAATGACACAAAGTGAAAAGAAGACGTTCAACGACGTGTTTAGTTTGTTGTTAGGTGAAAGATTGTCAATGTTTTTGGATGGTAGGAGCCTAAACAAAGCAACGTGTGTTGAGATTTACACCGTTATATTTAATTGTTTGACTGACGTATTGAAGCAATCTAACGTGAAGCTTGACAACGAAAGCGCAAATTATATCGCTCAATGTTATTACGGATCTTTGAAGATAAATGGTAAGGAAGAACTTGATCCAAACATTTTTGAAAAGAAAGCAAAGATGGAAAACATTCCGTCCAAAGAACTCGCTCTCATGGCAATGCTTTTGAATGGAACAGACTTTGCTGATGACATAATCAAATTTGTGAAAAGGCGATAATGTATAAATCAGTCATAGACATTTTTCCTTCATTTTCCACAAAGCTTGAAGGGCGAATTTATGTGATGTACGCTGACGTAAAGCAGCTCATAACGTGTGCGGTCGGTGTACTCATCGATCCCGTAGAACGCGCGTTGAAATTGCCATGGATACATCGAGACACGAAGTTACCTGCAACAAAGGATGAAATTGTTGTTGAATGGAATAAGATAAAAGAAAACAAAAGTCTCGCAAAAGGCGGTCACAAAGCCGCAGAAAAAGTCGCAACGTTGATGTTGACTGATGCAAGCATCGACAATATCGTGATGCAGAGACTTCAGGCGAACGAGAAATACATTTCAAACGCATTCATCAATTGGAACAAGTTTCCTGCAAACGCGCAATTAGCAATACACTCGATGGCGTGGGCACTCGGTGCTGGCTTTGAACACACGTGGAAATATTTTACTCACTATTGTGAGAGTTTTGATTGGGTTAGTGCGTCAAAAGAGTGTCACATTGACGAGACGAACAACGCGGGAGTGATTCCAAGAAACGTTGCGAATAAAAAGTTGTTACTCGCGATCAAGCCAGATGATGATCCTTCACAAATTCATGGGTTGTAATATGAAGGTGTCAAAAAACACAGTCAAATTATTATTGTTAAAGAAGTGACACGTCAAATTGGATGCAAGATTTTTCAGAGTATGATGCGCATTTTACTGGGTGTTATTACGTGTTACGTGTTCGCGACAATCTTAATAGATGGTTAGTTTTAGCATGTTGGAGCGAATATGCGAATTCAGCTGAATAATATCGACTTGAGCAGTTCAAGCGGTCCAAACTGTTTTGGAACTTGTCTCGCAAAGGCTTTCTTTGAGATAGGACACGAAGTCGTCTTTGACAGCAACGCAGACGTGAGCTTGGTGTTCATTGAGAGAACGGGAGAAAAGCTGTGTGACAAAGTTGTACATCGACTCGACGGCATATGGTCGTCGCAAAAAGACTTTGAACAGAAAAACAGGAACATAAAACAAACGTACGTTCTCGCAGACGCAGTCGTGTTTCAGAGCGAGTTTGATAAAGGAGTCATCACGAAGCTGTTTGGCGAGCCAAAGCAAAGCGTCGTCATTCACAATGGCACTGACGCAACGCCAATACGTGAACACAAGTTCACAGGGTTAGAGAGAATTCGTCAAGAACATGACATAGTGTACTCTTGCTCGGCAATGTGGCACACACAAAAGCGATTGCGAGAAAATGTTGAGCTGTTCAAACACCTGCGAAGCTTGTCGCCCGACAAGAAGAGTTGTTTGATAGTTCTTGGCACTGTCGACAATCAACAAAACTACGACTTATTACGCGCTGACACAGGAATTTTTTATGCGGGTTGTCAATCGCTTGACGTGTGTCTTGAAGTCTATGCGATGTCGACGTATTTTATTCATAGTGCGTGGTGTGATCACTGCCCTAACACTGTAATTCATGCGTTGTCTCAAGAAACTCCTGTGATATGTGCATCTTCAGGCGGCACTAAAGAAATTGTCAAAGACTTTGGGATAGTCTTGCAAGAAGAGAATGAACTTGAACACGGGTACTTTGATTGGGATTTACCACCCACACTAAACGTGAAGCAGATAAAACAATTACCTGACGTCAAGTCTTTGGGTTCACACGTTGATGTATCGATAAAGAACGTTGCAAAAAAATACGTTGAATTGTTTGAGAGTGTAATTCACTCGTCAATGTGATAATTTGTTTATTGACAAATGGATCTCACCACAATCGACGACGTCCTGAAACAGAAAAAACAGGAACTCAAAAACGTGAAGCGACTGATTTTGAACAGTCACAACTACGTTGCGAGACTTCTTCACAAGAGGTTTGTTGAAAACAATGGGTGTAAAGTTTGTTTTGGGCTTGGAAAATTCTATGACAAGACGGGTAAACCTTTAGGAAACTGTATTTGTTCACAAGAAATACGTGAAAAGTCAGGCATTGATCCATATAACGGGGTTGAAACACACTTTCTTTATCAAGAAAATATTTTACATACGCGCCCTGATGACTATGATTCAATATTGTATCCCGTAATTTCATCCGACTTATTCAAATCGTTGACACATGGGTTACCGGAACGAGTGAGTGAATTACGAGACGAAATTCATTTGTTATCAACACATAACAAATACGAACGGTTTGATAGTTCACTCGTCGTCGTCACAAATCCCGCGGGAGCAGATAATTTTTTCTGCTCACGAGATCACACTGACGTAAAACGAATGGTTGAGTTTGGAACTGTTCTGCGTTTAAATTACAAAACGATTTGGCATCACCCGTGGCGAGGTCACAAGACGAGGTCTGTGACAGGTTGGGGAGTTTTAACGTTGGGTGAATTTCCATGCACGTATTTCATTCAACAAAAAGACTTCAGAAAGCTATATAATCAGGAGCAGACATGGTAATATTTACAATTTCATGTGCAGAGTGCGGCGCACATTTTGTTCCAGGAACTGTCGAAGCTGAAAATGAAAGTGTATTAGAACTTTGTTGTCCCGTTGGGTGGAAAGTTACTGTTTACAACAATCGCGTGTCTTTTACATGTCCTGAGTGTGAAGCAACTCGTTCGTCAAAGTTTTGGGTTAAATGGAAAGAGGCTCAAGAATCAATGCAATACGTGTTGCGTCGGTGAATTATTATATTACTCATATGAAGATCATTGGCTATCATCACCATCACGATGCGTCCTGGTGCACGCTCGAAGATGGCATCGTCACGAAGCACGTTGAGCTCGAAAGAGTTCTACGTACGAAAGAGCCCATGGGAAATCCCATTCACGCGTACATGTTCGAGCGTGAGTTCGTGAAGCCTGACGTCGCAGTGTCATGCTACCCGCAACACCTGTCACGTGACATACACATCACAAGCGTGCTCGACACGATAGGAATAGACAAAGTTCACCTGTACTCACATCACTTGGCTCACGCTGCGCATGCATTTTACTCATCACAGATGAAGGACGCACTGATTTTTACAATTGATGGCGGTGGCATAGACGATGAGCATGGAAATGAAATCACCACTGGCGTGTATCATGGACACGACAACAAAATAGATTTTGTCGGACACTTCCCGGGTGTGAACGTTGGGACAGTATGGTCACGTGCAACGCGTTTCATATTTCGCTTAGAATCAGGCTTCCCGCAGGGAAATTGCTGCGGCACAGTGATGGCGCTTGCCGCATTCGGTGATTCACAGAAGTACATCGGTGAAATTCGCACGTGGTTCAATGGAGAAACCAATCGACGCGTGTGCCAGGCTCCTGAGGGTCACGTGAAAGGGATGAGTGCAAAAGATCCACGTTCACCAAAACACCCATACATAGGAAAGTTTGAATACATCGCAAAGTCTTCGTTCGAAGAGACGTGTAACATCGCAGCCTCGCTTCAACTTGCAACCGAAGAGTACATCTACAATATCATGTTACATGCAGGCGTAGAAAAAGTTGAAAACGTCTGTGTCAGCGGCGGTGTTGCATTGAACTCGTTGATGACAGGCAAGATACAAAAATGGTTTCCGAACGTGAAGAACGTGTTCGTGCCGCCGGTGCCCTATGATGGGGGACTGTGTTTGGGATGTTGCTCGTATCATTGGCACCACATCCTTGACAACCCACGCATCTACACATCGCACTCGTTCTCACCTTACATGGGAAATAGCTACACTGAAAGCGATGTGTTGAAGGCCTTAGACTTTTATAAAGACAAAGTTGAGGTAAATTCACATGTACTACGAACTAAAGCAAATTGCTGTACAGTAAGCAAAGGCGTGTTGAAGTTTAATAGAACAACTGACGATCTTGTGATAGACATGTTGCTCGATCAAAAGATTGTGTCAATTTTTCAAGGACGATCAGAGTGTGGACGAAGGGCTTTGGGAAATCGGTCTATCGTAGCTGATCCACGAAGCTTGTCGATGAAGGATTTGATAAATGAGAAGGTGAAACATCGTCAAGCGTTCCGCCCGTTTGCTCCGAGTGTATTAAAAGAAAAAGCAAATGAGTGGTTTGAAGGCACAATTGATAGTCCATACATGGGATTTACGGCAAATGTAAAAGAAGAAAAGAGAAATTTAATTCCTGCTGTAATTCATGTCGACGGAACAGCAAGGCTTCAAACGGTCGAAAAAGAAACAAATCCATTTTGGCACAAATTCTTGACGTTGTGGGAGCAAAAGTCAGGAGTGCCAATTCTACTAAACACGAGCCAAAATGATCGTTCACCCATCGTAGACAGCCCAGATGACGCCGTTAGGTGTTTTCTTGGGACAGACATCGACGCGTTGTATTTTCCAGAATTTAGAATTATTGTGACAAAGCGAGAGACAAAATGATAAATGTTTTTTGTGTAATCATTGTGTTACTTTTATTTTCTGCTAATCACATTGAAATATTTTTTCGAAAGAATAAAAAATGAAAATTCTCGTTTGTGGAAGTCGCGATTTCAGTTACGAAGATTACATCATCAATTTTCTTGATTACTTCCCGAAATGCAAGTGTACGACAGTCATAACGGGTTACTGCCGAGGCGCAGATAAACTTGCGAGCGAGTGCGCAAAGATGATGGGCATGACAGTTCGTGATTATCCTGCAAGTTGGACAATCCACAACCACGCTGCGGGAATTTTGAGAAACATTAAAATGTTAGAGCGCGAACACGTTATTTCAAATCCCGTCGACATGTGCGTCTACTTTGTTTACCCGAAGAATTTAGAAGAGTGTAAAGGCACGAATGATATGGTTATAAGGTGCAAAGACGCAAAAGACATTGAAATTGTTGATTTCATGAACATATTACCAAGTGACTTACGAAAGATAATTCAAAAAATTAACGACAAGACGAATATAGTGTGTAACGTTTGATACGTGTGTATTACGATGAAACATCATGAAACTATATGAAATTCCACAGAATTCGATGATAAACTGTTTGACAACCGATGGTTCAACATATGTCTGGTTCAGACATTGTGATGGTCAATATTCTTTTTGTAAAACTGAACTCGGAAATGTGGCTCATGTTTATGCAAGTCAAGATTTAAAGTTTGTTGAAGAACGTGAAAACGAATTTGGAAAGTATAACGTGTACGATTTGGTGATGTAGAAAGTAAAGTTAATATGCATATCGTATATTGTGATGTTTGTAACTCTTCCAGAGAAGTAAAATACTTGTTTAAACAAGAAAAAATTGATTTTAAATTAGGCGTTCAAGTACAAAGAAAATGTAGAAGTTGTTCTAAAAGAATTTTAAATTCACAACGATCAAGAAAAACTGTCACGTGTTTAGAATGTGGTATTATTCGTAACGTAAAACGATCAACACAATCCGGGTATATGACATGTCGTTCATGTGCTGCAAAGAAAACAAGTGTACGTTCAAATTCACCCGCCGCGGTAAAAAAACGATTTGAAACAATTAGACGTAACGGTAAATTGTGGTCTTCAAGACCTGAAGAAAGACTTTATGAACTTTTAATACAACGTTTTGGTTGTGAAGACGTAATACATCACATAAGTGTAAATAATTATCGTATTGATTTTTATGTAAAAAGTTGTAATACATATGTACAGCTTGATGGATTATATTGGCATGGTCTTGACAGACCATATGAACAACTTTGTACAGGTCCATAAAAATCAAAATATGATCGTGATAGATTATGTGACGCATATTTTACTCTAAAAGAATTACGTCTTATCAGAATTACTGATCGTGAATTAAAGGATGATGAAAATGCAGCACTTTCACGCATATAAAAAAGTTTACGTTTTGCCGTCAAATGAAAATTGGATATGTGATCGCATGTCACGCGAGTTTTTTGAAGGAAATCAAGATATGTGTGTCCCAAGTCCAGCACAAGCAGATATAATTTGTTTACTTGCAGATTGGTGTTGGTATGGTCTTGCGCGCGCAGGACTTCTTGTTAACAAGCGAGTTTTAACAACAATACACCATATTGTACCCACTAAATTTGGAAGAGCAGAAGCTCTTGATTTTATTGCTCGTGACAAATTCACTCATGCGTATCACGTTTTCAATCGTCACACGTTAGAGCAAGTAAAAGAAATTCAAGAAAATCTCAAACTTCCCAAAAAAGACGTACATGTGCTGCCTTATTGGGCAAATCAATTTTTGTTTAAACCCATTGATGAAAAACTTTCTCTTCGTCAAAAATATAACGTTCCACACGACGCATACGTTATAGGCAGTTTTCAACGAGATACCGAAGGTTCTTCGATAGCGTCAGGAGATTTCACCGGAAAGTGGGAAAAAGGTCCTGACACATTTTGTGACTATGTGATATCGCAAGCAATAGTTCATCCAAACGTTCATGTGTTACTTGCAGGTTGGCGGCGCCAATATGTGATTAATCGTTTACAATTTGCAAACATACCATATACGTACATCGAGCTACCAAAGATTGAAACAATCAATGAGCTATACAATTGTTTAGATTTATACGTAGTTTCTGCTCGTTATGAAGGTGGGCCGCAAGCTTTGTTGGAAACTTCGTTATGTGAAGTTCCGACAATTTCTACTCCCGTTGGAATCGCTGAAGATGTGTTGCCACAAAGCGCGATATCAACGAACTTATTGCAGTGTGTTCCCACAATTCCTGTCGTTCCTGACGATTGGAAAATACCACGCGGGTTTGAAAAGTACCGCACGTTATTACAATCGATTTAGGAAATTATGACACAATGTTTTTACGATTTTGGTGATGGACACGGACTTGTTCGTGCACATCGACATGTGAAATCAGGAATTCTTGGTGGATGGGTTGCTGACACTGCATACGTTGCAAAAACAGCATTCGTTGGCAGGAATGTGTTAGTGTTTGATGAAGCGATCGTCGAAGATCACGTTGTCGTCAATTGTGACGCAAAAGTGTATGGTCAAGCAGTTCTTCGTGGACATGTGTGGGTGTACAATTGCGGACAAGTTTTTGGATTTGCAATCGTTGTAGAAAATGCAAGAATTTCAACAAATGCAAAAGTATATGGAGGCTACATTGGCGCGAATGCGGTAATTGGTGGCAATGCACATATTAGTTGTGGATTGATTGTAGAAAATGCCATAATTCATGGTGTCGCAAACATCACCAAAGGTTATTATTCAAATATAGAAGTTGTAAAATGATATATTTTATTCACAAAGACAATCAATTTAATTATATTTGGAATTTTAACGGATTATTTGAAGAATTGATAATAAATGGTGTTAAAATTCTTTCTGAAAAAGAATTTAATGAATTAAATTTCAATGATTCTGACACAATTGTTGTCTTTATTTCATTTGAACATCAATCTTCAAAGGAAAAATTACGTAATTTACAATGTCATAAATACATCTACGTCATAGACGAAAGTAAAAGTGATGGAATATTATTTCGAACAGTTTATGAGCTTTTGAATCAAATTGACTGTAAAAATGTCATAATAACGTTTCCTTCAAAGCGAAACATTGAAGATTTACAAAGTCATGGATTACATGTTTTAAAATGTCCATTATCAATTAAATCATTACGCCCACGGAAAGAAAAAAAATACGATATTTTGATTTCTGGTCAACTTGACAATGTTGCGTATCCTGTTCGTACACAGATATTTAATTTGTTTAGTTTACAAAAAAAAAAGGTATAATGGATACAAGGTGGGCGTAATATTACATCCAGGAAATTCAATTTCTGAAGCAACACATCAAGTTTTTGGTGAAAAATATTTTGAAATATTAGATCAATGTAAATTAGGCAGTGTGTGTAAAGCTGGGTGGAGGGATAGATTTGTACCAAAATATGCAGAATTTGGTATGTCATGGTGTCTTCCTGTCGGAGATGTTCCCTCATATATGGAAAACGAAATGAAAAAATCAATGATTGTAATTGGTGAAGACAATCAATTGTTTTCATTTAAAGAATTATGTGATGTAATTGATGTTGGTTTACGAGAATATGAAAATAGAATTGTACGTTATACATCATGTTTAATGAAATATCATGATATGAAAAAAAATATTATAAATCTATTATCAGATATTAGATGCCATAACGAACATGAAAGTAATTTTGTTGTAATACACTAATTTCAGCATCATTTAATGATTTATTGAAAATACACATCTCAACAGCGTCAATGTAACTACATCCCCATACGTCACCTCTTGAACCAAGACTTAATGCATAAGTTGAGCCATTAAATGCAGCATTTCCAGCATCACCAGTTGCAAGTATTGTTCCATTATTGATGATTTTTGATAACGTTCCATTTCCAATGAGTGTTGTTACACCAAATGTGTCAATACCTACATCATATGCATCATTTAAATATGAAGAATATGTTAGATTTGCACCACAATTCCATCGTGTATGAACGTCGGTATATTCTTGTAATGCAATGTCTCCAGTTGAACTGCCGATTATAGACCAATGTACCGTGCTACCATCATTATTATTATATCCAACATCATTCCATCTTTGCCAAACTAAAATAATTGTATATGGTTGTGCTAATGTTATTGAAAAATTTAAAGCGTCCATTGTCGATTGATTAATAATTGGTGTTCCTTCTCCAAATCTAATTTTTGGATGGCCATTTAAACTTGATGACGAATAAAACGTTGGTTTATTGTTGTTATTTGTTTGAATTCCGTTTGCATTTCCAATAAGATCGTCCCATGACGATATACCATTTTCATCATATGTAACAAGTTGATCTGAACGATACCAATGAACAAGTCCTGAAATACTTGTAGGATCAATTGAAGGTGCAGTATAATTTGTATATGATAAATTTTTAAACGAATTTAATTCCCAGTCAGTTCCGTTAAATTGAACGTCAACTTTCACGGGTGCATTGACATGACTACTAAAAAGTGTGTTCGTGTTTAACGTTCCGGAATTGATAATGTCATATTGATACGTTGTGTCATTGATTAAAAATGAAATTATTTGTTTATCAAGCGATCCAATTGGCAAAATTGTTACATAACTTGATGTTGTTAACGTATCCTTTGTTAAGATAAAAATCAGTACCCATTGATGCAGAAATTACAATGTTTGTTGATGGCAAATCATATTTTGGAAATGTGGTTGTGTCATTAAAATCACCAGTCAATGTGCCAGATAGTTCAACATTAGATATCGAAATAATCATGTGTTATATGTATACAAAATTACGATAATAAATTAAATTAAAAATAATGCAGCATAACATCTGTTACGTCTCATCACATCGTTTCAATTATCTCCTACCATCAATTCCCAAAGAATGGCAACAACGACAAGAAATAGTCGCAAAGACGATGTTGTGGGACATGCCAACTTGTGAAGTCTGGTGGGAGTGTCATGACGGCGTGTTAGACAGTCAGGTTGAGAGCACTGAAAGACTTGATTTGTGCATCGCTGCACGAAACAGGTACAAAAAATTCTTTTACGTGAAGCCAAACTTATCACCGACGTGTAGCAAACACTTTTACGAGAAAATTGACGAAATAAAAGGCGAGCTATTAACGTGTTTTCCGTGGTCGTATTACGATGCGTACTCACACATCATAAACAATCGTCATGCTTTTCGAGAAAATTTAAGTGGTGAGCACCTCGTTGCGTTCTTTGGCGGATATGCATCTTGCTACGCTTACGATCGCAAAGCGGACGTGAATTCAGCGAAAGCAGCGTATGGTGATACGTTTGTTGAAATGAGTGGATTGCGAACAAACAATTACGTTCAAGAACTAATGAATTCTTATTTTACGTTGCAACCGCATGGCATAGGTCCACGTCATGGAACATACGAAGCGCTGTGTTTGGGAATTCCATCACTTGTGCCACCGTCTTCGTATTGGAAGAAAGAAATATTGGAATGTTGTATTGAATACACACCTGGTGACGTGCCAAATTATGTCGATTTAGTTTGTGATGACTATAAAATTCGAAGCGAATATTGTGTGTACACATGGGAAAAATACATGACGTCGAGTACAATTATCGGATCGGTGTTATCACATGTCTAAAATCGTCATATCGTGGTTGTCGTACTTGACAGACGTAAATCGTGCTAAGCGACTTGATATTTGGGAAAAATCATATCAATCGCTTAAAACAATAAACGACGCACACATCATAGTCGTTGATAACGCCGCTCCAACACGTTCAGTTGTTAACACGTGTTATGAATATTTTAATGCGAATAACAAATGGGTTGATGTTGTAGCTCATTACGTTGCATTACTGCGCGCAAAATCGTTAAAATGTAAATATTTTGCATACATGTACGATGATTTTGTCGTGTACGATGGAACGTTTGTTGCAGACGCCGTGTCATACATGGATAAAAATCCAGACGTAAACTGTATTAGACTTCCAGAATATGATGTCAATGACATTAAACGTTATGATAGTTTATCGACACCTAAACACATAAATCACGAGTCAGTGTCACATGTCGGTGTGAGATGCCAAAACGTTGTTCACTATGACAAACAATTCGTTGGAAATCACACTTTTTACAAATCAAATTTTCGTCCAATATCGCGTCCCACACTGTGGCGAACGTTTGATTTTGAAAGAATTATTGGTTATCCAAATCCATGTCATGTTATGCAAATGTTTGAAAAACACATGTATGATTGTGCAGACAAAGACATGACGTATGTTTCTGGTTTTATTGATAAAGGCGTGTGTCACACATTTCCACAACAAACAAGTGCTCGTTTACAGGCGGGAAATAATTTTAACATGGTTAATTTACAAGCACTTTGTGATGAATTAAAATAATGACATGCGTAAGAAATCATGTACGTTGAAGAAAAAATTATCAAAAAAAGAGCACGTAAATCATCCTGCACATTATAACATGCACCCATCCGGCATTGAGTGTATTGATATAGTAGAACACATGAATTTTAATTGTGGAAATGTTTACAAATACTTGTGGCGCATGGGAATGAAAGATGAAACTCCCTCTTTGCGTGATGCAAAAAAAGCACAGTTTTACATGAACCGTGAAGTTGCACGACTCGAAAAACTTGGATACGAAGAATGAACATTGATGTTAAACAGTATTGGGTCGATAAAAACGCAAAATTGTCTCAATCTGAAGACGAAATTGTGTTTCATCGTTGGTTTGATTCAGATAAAAGATGATAAAGTTTATGCCATTGGTTCAAGTAGATTGCTCACGTGTGTTTGTCGCTTTGAAAACCTCCAGCTGTCATTTTATAACATTGTGAATAAAATATTATGTTCAAAATTTTTGTTGGTACAATGTACTGTAATGAAAACGAGTTTGATTGTTCACAACAATTCATTGATGAACAAAAGAACGTAATTGTTTCAAAGTATCTTGTAAAAGACAAATCAGAACGTGATGCAGCAAAAGAATTGTATTCAACGTGGAACATAGTAAAATGTGAATACGATTTTTTTATTCAAGTCGACGCTGACACAATACTCGCACATGATCATGTGTTCGACGATGCAACAAAAATATTAAATTTACATTTAGCTCCACTGCGTGATAACACAAAGACATTCACATCGTTACAAGCGCCTCTTTACGATTACTTGACGAACAATTACGTGATGGGATTGAACGTGTATTCTACGCAAGTAGAATGGAACGTGAAAATTGACAATTTATACACTGATAGGTGCACAAAAAACAACGTGACGATGCGTCATGATAATTTCAGAAACTTTCCAGAATCACTAATTCCTGCGGGTTCTCATGCAACAATGTTATCAAACGTTCAAGCATATCACTATGGAATTCATCGTGGGTTAAAAGGACAATTTGACAAAAGGGATAAAATTTTACGTGCATTACAAAATTTACCCGTATTTGTAAAATCATTTCCACACATGTTTGCGTTGCAAGGGTTTGACGATTGCGAATTATTTCGTGGAACGAATGAATTTAATTACAATGATGATAAATTTTTAAATGCATATGCGAAAGCAAAAGCAAAATTAACATGAAAATATTGATGTGTTGATTATTACGGTGATATCATTGCAAAGTTGTGATAATAAAAGTGTAATATTTTCATAATTGTGATATTCTAAAACAGGAGTCAATAATGAAATTTATCACTATTTTTTTGCCGTTATTATTTATTTCAAGTGTTTCATACGCGCAAGATCAAAAACTTGTTGATGCAAATATTGAAGAAAATTCCGGAATTCAACTTGATACTGAACAACCTGACGACGAGACAACACAAGATGATGGGCAAGAAGATTTTGCTTTTAACATTATCGAACGCGAACAAGCGCCCGTAGTTGTGCCACCACCTATTATTGTACAACCTGTTTTGCAACAACCCTCAAGGGTTACATTGTTCGGTGGTTCAATCACTTTACCTCCCAAAGAACGTAACAAGTGGGTTGGCTTGACGTCGGGTGTTGGAGTCCCGTCAGGACCCCAAGTTGGAATTTCAATTCACCCAGGATTTCAATTCGTTCACATTGATGTAATGGCGAATTATGTTCTAAAATTGGGATACGCGGCGTCGCTTACGTTCGATCCAATAAATTTTCCAATTGCACCCACCTTGACAGCAGAATTTGGACACATTGCACAAGGAAGTATGCCTTCAAGCAAAGGCGCTTCTGTTGGGTGGGATTACAAGCAAATCCTTTGTGGGTTGGAATTTGGAAATCGCAGGAGCTTTCGGTTCTTTTTACGCGCAGGTGTGAGTTGGATTGACGTGAAGACTCACAACATAAACAACCTGGTGAATAACGACGACATTGTCGTTGGCGATCCGTCCTTACACGCTCGCGTTGGCGGCGCATTCAAGATTGGGTTTAATTCATTCTTTTGAGAAAGTGTAAAAAGTTGCATTTTATGATAGATTGATTCTATCATGAAGTTGTCAATTTTTGGAAAAGTGTTTTTTCTTGTCTCTGGTATCGCAATCGTGATGTGGATATGTGGTTATAATGTTTTCGCAAAAGAGATGATGTCAGACTTTGGGAGAAGCGTGGGTCGACAATTCATGATACATGGTGTTGTATTTGGAGTGTTGACGTTATTTTGGTGTTTTCATCCAATAATAGCATATTTGCTGATGCCCGTTGCAGGATTAATCGATATACTTGGATTGGTGATATTCTTATAATTTGATCATAGTGATATAAAATCGTGTAAAGGAACAAAAATGAAAAATATATTCGTTATTCTTGCGCTAATTACGACTGGTTGTATTTCGGCGTCTCTTGATGATGATATAATCGTCAAAAAGCACATTGATGTCGCCGCAAGCTTGCAATCATTTATTATGCCAATAAAGCTGTCATACCAAAATTATTTACCCGCGAATTTTAGTGAAAAAGTGTCTTTACCTGCGTCAACAGACGTTGACGTAAGCAATGAATTGAAGAATTTTGACAGCGCTAAATACGGTGCAAGTTATTCATTGTCAGACATCGTAGTGAAACTCGATTGCGGAACACCTGGATGCTGGAAAAATATTAACGATTTTTCAGCGAGTTTAGCAAATATTGCACTTGTAAAACATACGTTAACAAACGTTGAAGTAACATCAAGTTATATTTCTATTCCTGTGACTGCAAAATTTGATGATGTAAAAAAGTTGCTTGAGAGCGGTAAAACGACGTTGAATGTCGTATTGGATGCAACTCTAACAAAAGATTTGACTATTTCAACGAGTTATGACATTGAAATCTCGTTTCACTTGACGGTGAACGTTGACAAGTCGTTCGTGAACTAACGAAAGTATATTTTTGTTGAAACGTTCAGTTGGTGAAAACCATCTTTGTCAAGTTGTTGTTCTGAACACACCATGACGTGTACATTTTTCACGTCCTTGTGGTGTTTGTATGGAAAGCAACATTGTGAATTAAAACAACTTAATGATTTACCAGCAACCTGCATTGTGGCTACCATTTGCTTATCATGCCAAGATATCATTGGTGAGCATGATGAAAGTAAAAACATGAACACAAACAAAAAACGTTTCATGATACACCTCAATGCGTTGCAAGTCCCATTGCTTTGAAATATTTTCGCATTCTTTTCTTTGTTTCGTCATTTACAAGCAAGCTCTCACCGTCAAGAGATTTGTCATCAACAATCTCGTTAGAATAGTCTTCTTCGGGCTGTGAACCAGCAAGTCCTTCACGAATTGTTTGACGAAGTTGTCTAATTGTCAGTTTCATCTAAACAATAGATATGAGGTGAGTTATTTTCTTAACATCTACGTATGGCACAAAAGATAAAAGTTTTAATGATAAGTGACATGCAACTTTCGACGTCGGGCGTCGCGACACAAAGTCGTGTTTTAATAAATGGATTAGTATCGACAGGACGTTTCACGTTTCGTTGTTTGGGAGCCGCCCTTAGACAAGAAGACATGCGCACCATTGTAGTCAATGATGACTTTATCATAAAGCCAATCAATGGGTTTGGAGATCCAAATTTAATTCGTCAAGTATTGGTATCTGAAAAACCCGATGTAATGCTTTTGTTCACTGATCCTCGTTTTTTTATGCACATCTTTGCTCATGAAGACGAAGTGCATCAAATTTGTCCAATAGCATACAACACGTTGTGGGACAACTATCCTGCACCGACGTTCAACAAACCATTATATGAAAGTTGTGATTTATTGAATTGTATCAATTGGGTTGCGTATTCTTTTTTGAAAGAATGGTTTCCTGATAGAACTTCATACGTGCCTCATGCTGTTCCAAAAGAAACGTATTTTCCAATGAGTGATGCAGATGCACGAAATGCAAAGCTTGCGTTTTTTGGTACTGGACGAGTTGATCACTTCATGCCACTGTTTGTTAGTCGCAACGCGCATCGAAAAAATCCATCTGACATAGTGTGTTCGTTCAAAATGTTTCTTGATGAACTTGAAAAAAAATACGGACATAGAAAATCAACGTTGGTGATGCACACTGATCCTTTTGATCAAGAGGGACCAAACTTACAATCACTCGTTGAGTTGTTTGATGTGAAAGACAATGTTATATTCTCAAACGATCGTGTTGGGTTTGAACAAATGAACGCATTGTACAATGCGTGTGATGTTGTCGTAAATAGATCAAATGCAGAAGGATTTGGCTTGCCGTTATTAGAATCTCGGATGACCGGGCGTTTAAATATAGCTCTTAAAACCGGCGGCATCACGCGCCAAATAGAAGACGTTGAAACAGGTGAACAATACGGCGTCGCAATAACACCCGAAGTAGTCTCGCTCAGGGGAACACAAGTTGTTCCTTGGATAAATGAAGATTGGTGTTCAAACAAAACGTTCGCAAACGCTTTTATGACAGTTTATGAAATGGGTGAAGAAAAACGAAAAGAACTTGGGTTACGTGGAATGGAATACACTCGTAAAGAGTATAGCGTGAACAATCTTATAACAACGTGGGATGAAACTTTGACAAAACTTGTTGATGATTGGAAAAATAAACGGCTTCCAAATAATACTCGTTGGGAGGCAATAACACTATGAAAACCGTAATTCTTTCTGGTCCACTTTGTGTACAATCCGGATATTCTGTGCATGGACGTCAGATTGCAAAATTTTTACTTTCTAAACCAAATCTTGACGTAAAATTCCACCTCACACCGTGGGGGCAATGCCCGTGGATTTTAGATGAAAACGCCTGTGATGGTCTCATCGGTGAAATTATGCATCGCAGCAATCCTCCCACAAAGGCTGACGTTGCAATTCACGTGAAGTTGCCCAACGAGTTCACGACAGACATTGGTAACGTGAATATTGGCGTGTCGGCAATGGTCGAGTGCGATAGGTGTAATCCTACGTGGGTTGAAGCTTGTAACAAGATGAACGCAATCGTCGTGCCGTCTTTGCATGCCGCAGCATCATTGACAAATTCAGGCACAGTCAACGTACCACTACACGTCGTCAATGAAGCATACAATGATGCGTGCGTAAAAAATGATCTCCTGACGTTGCCTGACTTTGAGACGCCTTTCAACTTTTTATTGTTCGGACAACTCACAGCGGCAGACGCACGTACTGATCGTAAGAACATCTTCAACACGATCAAGTGGTTCTGTGAGGCGTTCAAGGGTAACGACGATGTAGGGTTGGTTATCAAGACAAATCTTGGAAAGAACACCAAGATTGATCGAGCAAACACGAAGAAGCTGTTACAAGACTTGTTGAAACAAGTTCGCAGGTCTGGAAAACCTAAAGTTACACTGCTTCACGGCGACATGAGCGACGACGAAGTTGCAGCATTGTACAGACACCCGCAGATAAAAGCAATGGTGACGTTGTCTCGAGGCGAAGGTTGGAACCTGCCCGCATGTGAAGCTGCCGCGTCAGGATTGCCAATCATTGCAACGAATTGGAGCGCACACACTGAGTTTTTGAACTTGGGAAAGTTTGTAAAGGTTGATTATACATTACAACAAATTCCACCACAACGTGTTGATACAAATATTTTTATGCAAAATGCGAGATGGGCAGAAGCATCTGAACATGATTTCAAAAGTAAATTGATAAAATTTCGTGAGCGCTCAGAGATCCCAACGCAATGGGCTCGCGAGCTTCAACCAAAGATTGTTGAGAAACTAGCGCTTAGTGAAATTTTTAAATCATACGATGCAGCGATTGGAGATTTATTGTGTTAACTGTTTTATCAATAATATTGTTGATTTTGTATTCAACGTCATTAACGTTCCTTACGCGAAAACTTTTTCTAAAATGTGCAGAACAACAAGACAGGTTATCAACTACGCTTGAAACAATTGAAAACGCGTTAGATGAACTTGACAGTTGTTACAAAAATCTCGTAAACGTGTCAAGCACTCCAATCTTATATGATTCTCCTGAAATACGTTCTCTTTGCGCTGAACTAATCAGATCACGGGACGCAGTCGCAATCGTTGCAAAAAACATCACAAATGTAGTTGAGGATGTGTCACAATGATGTACATAACATTATGTGTTGTGTTTGGTGTAATTTTTCTAATGTGGGTGATTGGAGAATTTATTTCGTAATGGCAACACCAATTGAAGCAACGCCTGTATTCGAAGGTGAAGACGCTGAATTTTTGTTGAACGAGCTTTCGAAAGTTCATCTTACAAAAGAAGAACAAAAAGAACGCGTTGAAAAGTGTCGTGAACGCATCAAAGAACGGATGCGGCCAAAAGGATATAGAGTTATTGCTGATGTTGTTCCAGAAAAACATTGGGAATGCTTACAAAAACACTTTCTTGCAGCACCAATGTTTGTTGAAGAAAACGACGATTTGGACATTGAACCATTGATTTAACAAATTATGTATTCATCAATGATTTGTGGCTCACCCATAAGCTGATAATACTCACCTGAAAATATGTGCATCGCACACAGGTCACATGGTCGCACAAAGTCAGGTCTGTTCGTTATGTTCAACCCACCCGCTTCAAGTCCTGCAACGACGAGTTCGCTACAGAAGAACTTTGACATGTCTAATTTATCACGTTCAATGTGCAAAGCACTCGCCGCAGCACCGTAGAAGTCATATGGCTTCTTGTTTTGATCAAACATGAAGTTGAAGAACGACGTTTTATTGAGTGCTCGATGTATGTCGTCTGACAAAGGTAATAACCACACTTCACCGTCGTAATTCAAACGTTGTTCAAGCAAGTTTATTGTCACTCCAACGAGTCCATTCAACGACGTGCTCTCAATGATTTTTACTGGATCAAGTGAGAGCGCGCAACCGACATGTGAGACGTGTGAATGACACGCCAACTTGACAACGTCTGACACAATGCCATTTCCGCCAAAGGCGACAACGTCACCCGGTCGAAGCATATTTTTTATGTCGTCAAATCTTGAAATGTGATATGCCACGAATCACCTCGCGTATCGAGTTCTTCCAAGAGGTCGTTCTTGTCGACGTGCCTGTCGTATACGTTGTGGACTGTCGGGTTGACATTGAATGGTGCGTGTTTCAGTAAGTAAAATGTTGTCCATGAAGCGATCGAACGAGAAAGTTTCCTGCAACCCATCGTAGCTTCCTGGATTTTCAGTGTGCCACTTTGCTGCTTCTTCGTACTCATAGTCGTGATCAAATCCACAATCACCGCACGTTTCATAGTCAGCGGGAAGCTCTGTTTCAGTTCGATTGGCGGTTGTTCCAAAATCGTCTGCTTCTTCAATTACTTCTTTTTCGACTTCGTGTCCTTCATAACCAACGGGTCCGTCTTCGTTGATGTCATATTTACTTGTTGCTTTGCCACAACTCGTGCATTCGCCACCAACAATGTTTCCACCACACTCTTCACAAGCGTCAGGTGACATGTCATCGTCAAGCTCTCTGTTATATCGACAATCTACAGCATGATCATCGTTTGAACATCCACAATGCGTGCAAATGTTGTCGTCATCAACAGGAATTTCATTGGGATACCCATCTTCTTCTTCGTCGGGTTCACTAAGATCAAATTCGTTGTCTTCGTCATCATCAATTTCTTGAGCGCCCATACCACTTGGTCGCAAACGTTGATTTGATCCAGAATATGCCCAATGATCCGGATTATCAGCAGACATTGGATTAGTACGAAATTCTTCATCAAAATCTTCTAGCGCTTCTTTGATCGTTTTCATAAAACCTCAAACATAATTATCTGTAAACATTTCAACTTCTTCATAATGCTATAAATTAAAAATATCATGGTACAACGACGAAGACGCAAGCCAACAACTGGAACTCCTGAAGAGCGTGAAAAGGCACGTCAGTCTCGAATGTACTTCAACGCAGACACGCAAGCTGCGGTCGTCGAGTATCAGACTGAAGACGACTTCAACGTGCGAAATAAGACGTACGTCACAAAGATTGCTCCTGCTTTTGAGAAGCTTGTCGAAAATTTGATAAATATACACAAGTTCACGTCGGCTCATGACACGTATGAGACATTGAAAAATGACTGCGTGTGCTTTCTGTTTGAAACTTTGAATAAGTTTGATCCCACTCGAGGATGTGCAGCATTTTCGTACTTCAACGTGTGCGCAAAAAATTGGTTGATAATTCGCACGAAGCAAAAGTCGCAGTCAACAAAGAAGTTTTTGTCAATAGACGATCCTGAATCATTAACTCTTTCAGACTATCACATTCTTGAAGAAAAGTGTTCAGTACAGGCTCAGGACGAGCAACTTGAAGATCAGTTTGCTTCGCAGGAAATTTTAGATAGATTACATGTAATACGTGAAAATGTGAGCACCGAAAATGAACTTTCAACGTTGAATGGCATCATAACGTTGTTTCAAAACAAGAACGAAATAGACATTGTGAGCAAAGCGGCAATGAGTCTTTACATGAAAGACTTGACGAATTTGTCACACAAGCAGCTCATCACTGCGATTGCCGTAATAAAGCGATTATATATGGAACAAAAGGAAGAGGATGAAAACGATTATTGAGAAATAGTTATAAACATGGCGAATTTTATCCCACCAACAGAAATTGATTTTGAAAAGAAGACTGAAGAATTTAAAGCGTTGCTCGGTGACATTGAAAATTTATCAGATAAACGAAAATCACTTTTAACAGAAATTTATAACAATTGCGTGTGCGATCGAGCAAATGCTCATTGTACATTACAAATTCTCGTTGAAATTGTTGGGAATAGCGGTTCTGAATGGGCAGTCCATGGGCGCACAATTCATAATGCAATAACCGTCATGCAAAAAGCGAATGAACAGCTTGGCAAACTTGCTGAACACATTAATCAACTTCGAGAAGAAGAAGATAGTGGTAGCAGCCCTGAAGAGATTTTTTCACAAATCAACAAAAAGTAAACATACGTGAGAACCAATTACGATCAAAATGCAAGTATAAAAAATATAGCGGAGGGAAACTATGGGAAAATTCTTGACGCAAAACGTTTTGATAACGCGCAAACGGGTGGGTTTCCAATATTTCTACGTATGGTCGTGCTTGACGTCATATCTGATCCACAAATGATAGACGACACAAAACTGACGTATTGGGAACACACGTTACAAGTATCAAACATACGTTATGCCGCTGTCGCGCCGAGAAATTCAATCATTGCTCGCCGAATGTTAAATATTTCGACCGCTGCAAGCGAACAAGTTCTCGTCATGTATCCAATGATGACACACTTGTCGTTACCGGTGAAGCCAGGTGAACACGTTTGGGCATTCTTTGAGAATCCAGACGCAAAAGTGAATGAACTCGGATATTGGATAAGTAAGATTGCAGAGCCTAACTTTGTTGACGACGTAAATCATACACACAGCAACAGACAGCTTGATCCGTCATATGTTCCCGGAACAATTGACACCGCAAATGGCACAAAAGTCACGTACGATTTTCCGAACGGTGCCGTAGGAATTGATAGTGATGGAAATCATTATGTAATTGGACAAACTGCAACGTTACCAGGTGACGAAAAGTCTTATGAAAATTTGATCACCGGTGCAGACGCAGCAAAGCTGTTACAGATAGAACCTGTCCCTCGTTATAGAGGTAGACCTGGTGAACTGTTCATTGAGGGTTCGAATAATTCATTAATCGTGTTAGGCACTGATAGAACGTCAATTTCGGCGCAATATAACGTTGATCCTGACGTTGGCAATGTACCAAAGTTACCTGAAACTGACTTACCAGGTGAAAATGTTGGAGCAATTGACTTAGTCGTCGGGCGCGGTCAGACTACGTCGACCGGTGGTACACCCGTCAAAAATTCTCTCGGTTTCAACGAACTTGGCAAAAGCAAGAGCGAGTTATCACCCGGCGAGGGTGATCCAGATTACAAGAACGACCGCACTCGCATTGCTGGTTGGCAGCGCACAAAAATTGACACGAAGTTGCAGATAGACAAAGCTATATCTGCACATTCAGGTGGCGACGTGTCTGATGGTTCACAAGGCGAAGGCGCAGCCGTGATGAGGTCAGACAAAATAAGGTTTATAGCGCGCCAAGACTTAGTGATACTTGTTACGGGTGATGATCAACGAGACGAACAAGGTAGAATTATAGATTCGCCAATTGATCCTGACAAGTGTGCAAGTGTCTTGATAAAAACTAGCGGTGAGATAGTTTTTACACCCGCAAAAAGTGCTGTCCTAAAATTAGGCGGTGAGGGCGCAGATAAAGCAATACTTGGGACGCGTGTCAACAATGGTGGCGCGGGTGGTCAAGTAACTGCAACGCCAATTGTGGATACCATGGGAGGCGTTCAAGGGGGCACTGACGGTGCGAATGGAGTTTTTAGTACAAAAGTATTAATTCTTTGATCAATTCAAAGACTTGTCTAAAATCTTTTCAACCGCACCCTCAATTGCGTTGTGTATTGGACGTTGTACAAGCAATGACATGTCTTTTGGTGTCTCCGCAATGTCTAACGCGCTCTTTGCGGAACTAATTTCCTCTTCAACGTAGTCAGTCAATAAGTCTTTTTGCTGAAGTTTTGGTTTCAACGTCCTATCACATAATTTTATCAATTGATCAGCTGACTTAAACATATCATCTACGGTGAACCGTGAATCACCGCCTTTTGCATGTGAAGCCACGTCTTTTGCTTGATCGCCTAATAGATCGTGTAGTGTCCAAGCACGTGCAATCACGTCAGCAATTTCATCATAACCTTTGTCACGAATTGCATTGATTGCATTTTTTGCTTCAGATGACTTACTGTCGTAAGTGCCTTCTTTGATGATTTTACGAATGCATTCACGAAGAAGTCGAATATTCATGAATGATAAATATCACTCATCAACGTTCAGCATCATGATTGCCAAGTCAACATGCCACTTTGTTAATCCATACTTCGTCTTTGTTTTCAATTGCTTATACTCATGTCCAGAAACCCATAGATCGTCTATGACGATGTACTTTACGTCTTCTTGCGAAGTTAAATTTTGTTGGTATAAGTAATCGTCAATCTCCTCACCTCGAGACCATAACATTACCGTTTTGCCAACTATGTTTCCGACAAAATCTAAATCATTCAACGTTTTTTGAAGCGTATCAATTGATTGACCAATTCGCCACGTTGATGTTATGACAACTTTTGCTCCTGTTTCTTTTACAATTTCATTCAGGAGTAAAACTTTATCATGTTCAATTTTTGGATTACCATGTGAATTTAACACACCATCAATATCAAGAAAAATTAGCTTCATGAACACATTGTATCATACTTTGATGCAAAATACATAGTGTAATTTTGTGAAAATCCGTATATAATCTTTCACAATGCAAAATCATCCTGATTGGCGTGATTTCTTTCCACTGAAAACACCA